TTATTTTGCCCCTTTCTTTAATTCACTGAACGCGGTGGCAGCCCGTTTGTTCATGTCTTTGATGAAGTGGGTATAAAACTCGCCGGTGATCCGGATATTGGAGTGCCCCAACAGTTCCTGGATCTCTTTCAACGAGTATCCCTTGTAAAGAAGGTAAGTCGCATAGGTATGCCGCAACCCGTGAATGGTCACCTTCTTGTGATCAAGCCCGTGCCTCTTTAGGAATCTACTGAACCAGGAGAGCGGAGTGTCGGGATAAGTAGGCAGGCCGTTTTCTTGTCCAAACAGCAGCATCCTATCCCCGCCATGCCACCCTGTGCCGAGCATGAGTTTGTTTTTCCTCACTTCATTGGCCAGTTTCTGGACCAGTGGCACTACCTCGGGTGTTACCGCAATGGTTCGTCGGGACTTCTTGGTTTTGACTTCCTTAATGATTACCTGTCCACCGGCCTTTGCTACCGACTCACGCACGTCAATGAACAAGGTATCCTCACCGTCGATCTTCTCCCAACGAAGGTGCTTGTTTATGTCAATTGCCAGCAGCTCGCCTCGACGCATCCCGGTGGTGACCGCCAACTCGATAAACGTCCGCCATTTCAAAGACTCGTCCGCCAGCTTTTGAAACATGAGGATTAACTCGTCTTCTAAGAAAATCTCTCTTTCCTTTGTGTCTATCTCCGGCTTTTTGACTCCTTCAATTGGATTGGTCTTGATTAATTTCCACTCAACAGCTCGCTCCAGGACATCACGGAGTACCCGATAGATGTAGCGCCGCGTGGTACCGGATAACTTTCCGGAACGGCCTCCCCTCATAATTTCTCGGGTAGAGAGCTGATCAAAAAAGTTAACAATTTGAATAGTTTTGATCTGATCAATACGGAGATGCCCGAAAACGGGTAGGATGTGGTTTTTTAGATGACTGTTGTAAGTGTCCAGTACCGTCGGCGACAAGTGCTTTTCTCCGTGTTTCTTGCGCCACTCTTCTACAAACGCACCAAAAGTCATTTTCTCAGGCGCGATGTACTCCCCTGCCTCAACTTCGATTTTAAACTTGATCAGCTCATCGTTGAGATAATCCCGCAACTTCTTTGTTGTCCGTAGCAGCGCTTCGTCTTCAACCCGAATCGTCTTGTACCGTTTGATTCGTTTGCCCTGGGCGTCATACCCAGCTTCAACAACCAAGCGCCAGGAGTTAGTACCGCGTTTTTCGATGGATGCCATAGTGGATTTCTCCTTTCGATGGGGAATATATGTTCGGTTTCAAGGCGAAATTAGGCCCTGAAACGGAGAACCAAGTCACAGTTTCTTGAGATACGCAATCTCTCGCGGAACGCCAAAGATGGCAGCCGCCTCATGTATCGTCATGCCAGTGCTTCGATATTCATAAAGCAAATGGTCTGGCATCAACAATTCAACGGCGAATTCGTTTGCTTCGCGCTCGATTCGATCCACAGAAAAGAGCGTGTTCTTTTTTAGGAAAGGGGTGTTTACGTCCGGGTGCATCACTCTGTGTCCTAATTCATGAGCGCAAGTAAACAGTTGATCATGTTTACTCAGATCACGATTAATATGGATCATGGGTATCCGCTTGTACATATTGAAATAGCCGTATATGTTGCCGAGTTCCTCGTACAGAACCAATACGTTTTTCTGAGCTGCGATTTCAAAGGGGTCGTTGGTTCCGTGCTTTTTGATCAATTCTGATACGGTTTGTTTAATTGTTTTTCGCATGCAACGATCCCCATCCTCTGACTGGCCGCTACTTCTTGTATTTGTTAGGGGTAAACTTTTTCTTCGCGAGCTCCTTCGCTAGCCGCAAGGAGTTTTCGAGCGATATTTGCAGCAACCGCTTTGTCTCCTCATCCAATGGCTCCCCGTGAAATGCCAGAGCATTGTTGCTTTCAAGGTCCTCCATGATCCGTTCCAGGTCCCTGGCGATATCTCGTTCTTCTTTGGGTGTGAGATCGTAGGGGTAAGCATTACTTTGGGCGTCCCTGTCCACTGCGGACTTAAAAGACTCAAACTTGTCTACATCACCTTCGAATTGCGGCGGTATATATTCGTCAAATAGGTTGTACTTATCCAGAAAAGCAACGTAGGACAAGCCAAATGCATCAGTAATTTTTTCAGCCATTGCTAAACTGATCGGCATTGAGTCGGATTCGTAGTCAAGGATTACTTCTTCATCGACTCCAATCGCATTCCCTAATTCTTCTGCAGTAAGCCCCTGTTCCTCCCTTTCTTCCCGGATCGCCCATCCGATGTCATAAATGTCTCCTCTGCCGAGAAGGTAGTCGGTCGGAACACGCAAAACATCAGCAATAGCTGACAATGTTTCGATTTGGGGGTTTTTCGTTTCTCCATTCAATAACTTTGTTACCCCTGTATATGATACGTTTGCATCTTTAGCTAATCTATAAGCTGTCATTCCTCGTTTCTTCATTATCCTCTTGATTTTTTCTCCTACCTCCATGGTTACACCCCTATTCATAACTCTTTAGAGTTATAACTCTATGAGGTAATAATAATTCGAAAAACGGAGATATGTCAAGGAAAAAAAGAAATAAAGAGAAATCAGAAGCTAATATAACTCTGTAGAGTTATAAATCACGTTGCATATAACTCTGTGGAGTTATATTATTTTGTCAGGAGGTGAAACAACATGGGGATGGCTATAAAAGCCAAAGTGCAAAAACTGATCGAGTCTAAAGGTTGGACACTCTACCGATTGAGCAAAGAAAGCGGCGTTTCACTGACCGTTCTCTATAGTTTGGATAAGAAGGAACTTGGTCCAACGGCTGATACCCTTGTAAAACTGGCAGATGCTTTAGGCGTAACTGTGGACGAATTGGTGCGGTAAACGGCGAACTTCTTTTGCTGTGTTCTCCCTAACGAGTCGATGACTGGGTAACTTGCCGAGTCATCCTCCTCAACGTGATTTAGGAGGGATCATGAGAATGAATAAGCTTCAAATCTTCAATCATCCGAAATTTGGTGAAATCCGAACAGTAGAACTGAATGGTAAACCGTATTTTGTCGGTGTAGATGTGGCACGAGCATTGGAATACTCCAATCCTAGTAAAGCCGTCATTGATCACTGCAAGGGGGTTTCCAAGTTGGGAATACCTTCTCAAGGGGGCATACAAGAAACAAACGTAATCCCCGAAGGAGACGTGTATCGTTTGATCGTTAAGGCGGCCGATCAGTCACGCAACCAGGAAATCAAGACGAAGGCAGAGCAATTTGAGCGCTGGATCTTCGACGAAGTCCTCCCGTCCATTCGCAAGCACGGCGGCTACCTGACACCGGAAAAAATCGAGGAAGTACTTCTCAACCCGGACACGATCATCGACCTGGCGCAGCGGCTTAAACAGGCAAATGAGGAAAAAGCCAAGCTGGCTGCAAAGATCGAGGCTGACAAACCGAAAGTTCTCTTTGCAGAGGCTCTCGAAACATCAAGTAACAGCATCTTGATCGGCGAATTGGCAAAGCTGCTCAAGCAAAACGGCGTTAACATCGGGCAGAATCGGCTGTTTGAACGGCTGCGGAATGAAGGGTACCTGATGAAGACGAAGGACGAACGCTGGAACGATCCGACGCAAAAAGCGCTTGAACTCGGACTGTTCGAGATCAAGAAACGAACAATTAACAGTCCTGACGGCACGGTGCGAACGGTCAAGACCACGAAGGTGACCGGAAAAGGCCAGATTTACTTCATCAACAAGTATAAGGGCGAAGCAGTACAGGCCATATAAGGGAGGCGCTGGCGATGCACGCTGTCGAGAAACGGCTGCTTGAGCTGGTTGGAATTCTTCTTCGGCGTCAGTTAACGACTGTCGAACGTGACGACCTGCGATTCTGTCACCGGTTTCTTGTAGAACGAGAGTGGAAGTTGGGGCTGCTTGAAACCCAATCATATCTCGCAAGTCTGTCCAACGATACCGAATGGCAGCACGAAATTTGCCGGCAGATTGATGCTCTTGATGGGAGGTGATCGGGGGATGGAAAGATACTCGGGGTTGGAAGGTTTATTTTCACAAGCCTTTTCTGCTCTCCGCAATCAGCTCAAAGAGGAGCTTCGTGAAGAATTGCGAGTGGAAATGGGGGGTTCGCCCGGTCGTACACTCTCTTTTGCGGAAGCCTGCGAGTACCTTCATATGTCGGAATATACGTTGCGCCGGTTGTGTCGGGAAAAACGGATACCACATCGGACGTATGGCGCGGACGGATCGAAGAATCCGCGGTATTTGTTTAGCACAGCCAGCCTGGATCGGTGGATTCGAGAGCAGGAAGAAGCGAATTACCGATTGGGAGGGAGGTAATCGAGTGTTCACAAAAGAGGAATTCGCCCACTCGCTGGAACAGACGTACCGCACAAGTGGGCTCCAGAATGCAGGCAGATGGTTCGGCCTGGTGTATCGCAGCCTGCGTCTGTCGATGTTCATCGAACCGGACAAAGACGTCAAAGACAGGATCAGCCAAAAGCGCCAGGAACTGCTGGCGACCTGGAAAGAGTTTGCGTGTCGGTTTCGGAAGGGAGGTGACAATCGATGAACACTTTCAGTAAACGGGCCATCTGGCTGGCGGTTAACTCCGAACACGGTGACCGTCTCGTGCAGATCGCCCAGGAGCACATCAGATTGGCACGCGACCTGGCTGTACACCGCCTTCATCTATCTGATGTCGATGCCGAAATACTGAAGTCCCGGATCGAGGAGCTGCGCAAGGAGCGCGACGCTATCCTGATCCAGTTCGAAGGGAGATGAAAACTGTTGAGCAGTCAAACCATAAGCGATCAAATGCGGCCTCACCTGAAACTGGTCCATCTCGTCGCATATCGCTTCGAAAGTAGATACAAGCTGCCGCCAGGCGTTGATCATGACGATCTCGTTCAGGAGGGAAGCCTCGGGCTGTGGGAGGCGTTGAAACGATTCGACCCGTTGAAAGGGAGCTTCGCAACTTTCGCCATCAAATGTATCGAATCCAAAATCGGGAAACTTTTTCGGAAATCACGGGCACAGAAACGATACGGCTCACCGGTGTGTTACCTTTCTGATCGGACAGTTGATGACTGCACACTGGAAGAAGTAATCCCCTCCAAAGAATCGGTTGAAACTGCTGTGGTGTTGAAAACTCTACTCGAGACCTTGCCCGCGCGTGAGCATCGCATGCTCATGATGTACCTAAACGGTTACGGGCAGCCGGAACTCGCTAGACACTTCGGGTTGACTCAATCGTATGTCAGCAAGCTCTTACGCAGAAGCATTAGAGCTTTGAGGCGTGGCTACAGCGACCGGCTCCTGGAGAACGGAAAGAAGCTAAGAAAGGGTGGCGCGGTGTGAAGGGATACGACTTCAAAGCAGCTCGTCGGAGAATCGAAGAGTTGAAACTGATCTATCGGCAGATGAAACGCTGGTATGCAGATGATGATACGTGGAGTTGGTGGATCATGGCGCAGATCGAGGAAATCGAACGGGAAATCGAAGAAGCTCATCAGGCCCAACAAGGCAGAATGGCCGTCGGGCAGGACGGCCATTCAGTAAACGACGCTTTTGGAAATGTACTTACTCCGATTATACCTGCTTGGCAAGCAGGGAGCAAGGAGGATCTGCAGCATGTCTGAACAAAAACGCGACGCCGCAGCCGACCTTGCGATGTGTGAGGCGGCGACGCCGGGGCCGTGGGTATGGTCGGTATTTCGGTGGCACATCGCGGGGAGCGACTCAGTAGTTGCGATTGCGCTCGAAGGACACGGGGGTGCCGAACCCATTATTGCGATTGACGATAACGACGCCCGGTTCATCGCCGAATCCCGCACAGCCCTGCCCCACTGGATCAATCGGGCGGTGGCGGCTGAGGCGGAGGTTGAGCGTTTAAGAGAAGCGCTTCGAGCCATCAGCACTTATGAACCTCCTCCGGGTTGTGAGGATATTGGGATCGGAGTTATGAACCACTTCGCCAAACGCGCTTTAGAAAAAACATAACGCAGGCTTGTCCTGCGCGGAGGGCCCATGCTTTCGCACACGCCAACGTGCGATTGACCGACAAAAATCCAAATGCTATCCATGGGCTCTCCCCGGAGGACACGCTTCGGAGGCAGCGATCACATAACTGTGCAGCACAGTTGTCCCATAGGTCGATGCTTCCGCCGCGAACCTCCACTACATAGCGAGGCCAAGCGGCGCAGCCGAGGAGCTGCAGCGGCCGCGCAGAGGTTGGGGCGCGGTGGCCTCGTGATCCACGAAAGGGGGTGAAGTAAGTGCGCGTATGTTGCGCCTGCGGTGAGGAAGACCGCTATAAGATGTTGCTTACCTTACCGGTTGCTGTTGTTTACGAAGGGAGGCGATTCACCAGGACTCCGTTCGATCAAAGCGAGGTTTTTATTTGCCTCACATGCTTAGAGGAGGAGGCCAAAAACATTTTTGCCTGCTCTTAAAAAGCAAAAGACCCTGCGTGGCAGCGCAGAGTCTCAAACAAAACATCATTTGTCACGTCAAGCGTAACCTTTTCCGCTTGAAAAATCAAGGAGGGTAAACATGAACATCACGATCACATTACAAGCGTCCCCCGAATTGATCAATGCGATCAACGGCATCTCGGCAGCCATCACCGGGCTGTCGGAGAAAAAGGTGGTTGAATTCGCACCGGCGGTATTGACAGCTCCGGTACCCGACCACACGGCTGTCCAGGCACCGGTACCGGCAGAAGCGCCCGTACCCGTAACGACTGCACAGACAGCACCTGCACCGGCAGTTCCCACGGCGCCGGCACCGGCTGCGCCGCCCACGGCAGCTCCTGCACAAGCAGTCCCTGTAGCTCCTCAAGCGGCGCCGACACAAACACCTGCAGCTGTACCTACCGCAGCGCAGACCTACACGCTGGACCAGTTGGCCGTCGCGGCAACGCAGCTGGTGGATGCCGGCCGGCGTGAGGAATTGGTCCAACTGCTTGCCTCATTCGGTGTGCAAGCCCTGACCGCGCTGCCGAAAGAGCTGTACGGAGAGTTTGCGACCCGGTTGCGGGCGATGGGGGCGAAGATCTGATGAACACTGTTATGAGGGATCTGGAGGCCGACTTAGCGATCTGCGAAGCAGCGAGTCCAGGGCCGTGGCGTCAAGATTCGGATGGATTCTTGATTGTTGCTAACGGCATACACATCGCGGACGTCGTCAGTACCGAGGAGGACGCCCGATTCATCGCCGAGGCCCGCACCGGTTGGCCGTATACGATCCGGCGTGCGCTGGCAGCGGAGGCGGAATTGCTTCGGGTTAATGTTGAAAATAGAAATCTGGAGGCGGAAGTCGACCGCCTCCGGAACGAGATCAACATCCTGCAGGAGCAGCTGGAGCAGCGGAGGTGCAGCGCATGACAACGTCACACGCGGAACGCGAACACGCTCTTCTGTCTGCGAGCGGATCGCACAAGTGGCTGCACTGCACGCCGAGCGCCCGCCTGGAAGAGCAGTTTCCCGAAACGAAAAGCACCTACGCCGATGAGGGAAGATTGGCGCACGAGATTGCCGAGCTCAAGCTGCGAAAGCATTTCATCGAGCCGATGGGGCCCCGAGCATTTAACAATCGCCTGAAAAAATTCAAAGAGAATCCGCTTTTCCAGGAAGAAATGCTGCGGCACACGGACACTTACCTGGAGTATGTGCAGGGCATCGTCCACGGCTTCACGACGCCGCCGTATATCGCGATTGAAAAGCGACTCGATTACAGTACTTACGCACCCGAAGGCTTTGGGACCGGCGACTGCATCATCATCGGCGGCAACACGTTACACGTTTGCGACCTTAAATACGGCAAAGGTGTTCCAGTGTCGGCCAAAGGCAATCCGCAAATGAGGCTCTATGCGTTGGGGGCCTATGTCGAGTACAGCTTTCTGTACCCGATCGAACGAGTGCGTATGGCGATCATCCAGCCGCGCCTGGACAGTATTTCCGAAGATGAAATGTCGATCGCTGAGCTGCTGGAATGGGGAGAGAGCATCAAGCCGATCGCGCAAAAAGCGTTCGCCGGCGAAGGGGAGTTTGTCCCCGGCGATCACTGCCGATTCTGCCGGGCACGCGCGACATGCCGGGCGCGGAAGGAATATTACGACCCGCTTGAAGATTTCAAACGGATGAAACCGCCTCTCATATCCAACGAAGAGGTCGGCCAAATCCTCGAACGGGCCCGCGGGCTTGCCAAGTGGGTTTCCGATCTGGAGAAGTATGCGCTGGCCGAATGCCTCAAAGGAAACGAGATCCCGGGCTGGAAAGCCGTCGAAGGGCGCGGCTCCAGGCAGTATGTCGACCAGGAGGCTGCATTTGCAACACTCAAGGCAGCGGGCATCGACGAAGCGGTTTTGTACGAGCGCAAGCCGTTAACTGTCCCTGCGATCGAGAAAGTGCTCGGGAAAGCCGAGTACAGAAAGCTGCTAGAAGAACCAGGCCTTGTGAAAGTGGAACCCGGTAAACCGACTCTCGCGCCGATCAGCGACAACCGAGAAGCGATCACTCGACCAAGCGCTGCTGACGATTTTGCAAGCTGGTCTGATTTTAACCCGCAAGACTAAGGAGGAAAATGCACATGGCAAACCAAGACCCGAAACGCGTTGTAACCGGAAAAGTGAGACTGAGCTATGTTCACCTGTTCACACCGTATGCTAATCAACCTGGAGCAGAACCGAAATACAGCGTGACGCTGCTCATCCCGAAGTCCGACATCGCAACCAAGCAACGAATTGATGCGGCTATTAATGCCGCCATCCAGGACGGCGTATCCTCTCGCTGGAACGGGGTGCGGCCCCCGCAAATCCATCTCCCGATCCACGACGGCGACGGTGTGCGCCCGAGCGACGGCATGCCGTTCGGTGAGGAATGCAAAGGCCACTGGGTGATGACGGCGTCGTCCAAGGATAAACCTGAAATCGTAGATCTGAACTTGAATCCGATCATCAATCAGTCAGAAGTGTACTCCGGCATTTACGCCCACGTCTCTGTCCGGTTTTTCGCATACAACTCGAACGGCAAAAAAGGCATCGGCTGCGGCCTTGGCAACGTGCAAAAGGTGTCCGATGGTGAACCGCTTGGCGGCCGCACGTCTGCCGCTGCTGACTTCGCGAGCCTGGCGGCAACAGCTCCGGCTACCCCTGCGTATCCGCAGCAGCCCGCATATCCGCCGGCTGCCCCAGCCTATCCGCCACAGCAACCGGCATACGGGCAACAGCCGCCCGCGTACCCGCAGCAGGGCTACGGACAGCAGCCACCGGCATATCCGCAGCAACCACAACAACCTGTTCAATTTGACCCGATCACCGGTAAGCCGTTGCAAGGCGGCATCATGGGGCTGGGATGATGCGACACCTCAGCATCGACATTGAGACATACAGCAGTATCGACATCAAAAAAGCGGGACTGTACAAATACGTGCAGTCCCCCGATTTTCAAATCCTCTTGTTTGCTTACTCCTGGGACGGCGGTCCAGTGCAGGTTGTCGACCTGGCGCAGGGCGAGCAAATACCGCCAGAGATCGTTTACGCTCTGGCCGATCCCTCAGTCATCAAACATGCCTACAACGCTTCGTTTGAATGGTACTGCCTCAACAAGCTCTTCTATTCGCCGATCGAACAATGGCGCTGCACGATGATCCACGGACTATACTGCGGATATACCTCGGGCCTGGCGGCAACGGCCGTGGCTCTTGGGCTTCCGGAAGACAAACGAAAAATGAGCGTTGGCGCCGCGCTGATTCGCACGTTCTGCGTTCCGTGCAAGCCAACCAAATCAAACGGCTTCCGCACGCGAACACTGCCGCATCACGAACCGGAGAAGTGGCAGCTGTTCAAAGAATACTGCCGACAGGACGTTGTCACCGAAATGGAGATTGAACGGCGACTGGCGGCGTTCCCAATCCCGGAGAAAGAGCAGCGTCTGTGGGAGCTGGACCAGCGGATCAACGCTCACGGTGTGGCCGTGGACATGGATGTCGTTGAGGGGGCCCTGCAGATCGATGAGACTGTCACTGCGGAGCTGATGGAGGAAGCTGTACAGCTCTCAGGGCTGGAGAATCCCAAAAGCGTAAAGCAGCTGACCGCCTGGCTGACGGAGGAGATCGGCGAGGAAGTCGACAACCTACAGAAGGGCACGGTATCAAAGCTAATTGAGAAGATCGACGAGGGCAAGGCAAAGCGAGTGCTGGAAATCCGCCGTGAACTCAGCAAAACATCCGTCAAGAAGTATCAGGCCATGCGTGAGGCAGTCTGCAACGACGGACGAATACGGGGGCTGCTCCAGTTTTACGGCGCCAACCGGACCGGGCGATGGGCCGGCCGGCTGGTGCAGGTGCAAAACCTCCCGCGGAATTATCTGGAGACGCTCGGGCACGCGCGAGAACTGGTCAGAGAGCGTAAAGTGGACGCGCTCAAACTCATATACGGCAATGTTCCGGATACACTCTCCCAGCTCATCCGGACCGCGTTCATCCCTTCGCCCGGTCATGTCCTGGTGGTGGCCGACTTCTCCGCCATTGAGGCCCGCGTACTGGCCTGGCTGGCCGGGGAGGAGTGGAGGCTCGAAGTCTTCCGGACGCACGGAAAAATCTACGAAGCGTCCGCCAGCCAGATGTTCGGGGTTCCACTTGAACGGATCGTGAAGGGCAACCCGGAGTACGAGTTGCGGCAAAAAGGGAAAGTCGCGGAGCTCGCGTTGGGCTACCAGGGCGGCCCCGGGGCGCTTATCTCTATGGGGGCACTCGACCAAGGGCTGACCGAAGAGGAGCTGCCTGACATCGTACGGCGGTGGCGGGCGGCAAACCGGCGGATCGTTGATCTTTGGTACAGCCTTGAAAATGCGGCTCTGGAAGTGATGCGGACCGGGCAGCCGGTCGGAATACGCGGGCTGATCCTCTCCCGGGAGGGTGATCTTGCGAACGGGCTGGATTTTCTCACGATTACGCTGCCGAGCGGACGGAAACTGTTCTATGCCCGACCGTTCCTGAGCCAAAACGAGAAGGGGAAGGAAGCCCTCCACTATCACGGAGTGAACCAGAAAACCCGGAAGTGGGAGGTCATCCCGACATACGGGGGCAAGCTGGTGGAGAATGTGGTCCAAGCTATCTCCCGGGATTGCCTGGCCGAGAGCCTGGTCCGACTCACAACGGCCGGATATCAATCGGTTATGCACATTCACGATGAAGTTGTCCTGGACGTACCGGCAGACCTGGCCGACCTGGATACGGTGACGGCGATCATGGGTGTGCCGATCAGTTGGGCGCCGGGATTGCCGCTAAAGGCTGCCGGGTTTATAGCGGACTACTATCAGAAGGACTGATAAAGGTGGCCAATTATCAGGTTAAAAGGGCTGGAACCTCTGTGCCAAAGCGGGACGTTGAGTTGAAGTCATCCGGCAACGGTCCGGTAATCACGTACAAATTACGCCCCGAAGAAATTGAAAAATGGAAAAAGGAGGGTATTTACCCAATGCTGACCCGAGAAAAGTATCTGCAGCTTCGCTTGGACGGCATGTCCCGCACTCATATACAACGCAATTACTTCCCCAGTAACCCAACGAAATTTTATGCTCTGCTTTCGGAGTGGGGGCTGAAAGAAAAGGATGCCGAAGAACGAGCACTGGATATAATGCCGACGGTTAAAAAACCATCAAAGACGACTGAAAAGGACCAAGACGGGACCGGTGAAAATGAGGCGGCGGCCCCTGGGGTCGACTGGGAAGGCCTGTTGCGTATGAAGGATGAAGAAATCGAGCGGTTGCGCCAGGCGACTCAGGATCTGGAGGCGAAACTCGATTCTTTTGCCAACGGTATTCTGGAACGGGACCAGGAGATCAATCGCCTAAATGAAGAAATCGGCCGTTGGCAGTCTCGACTGGAGGACGCGGTCGGGCGCTTGGCCCAATACGAGGCTGAGAAGCGCTCCGGCTCGGTAGATGACATTGAATGCATCGACGTGATCGAGGTAGCCACAACCGGTCTGACCGGGGGCGATGCCTTCTGCACCGGGGCGGTGATCGAATATCTGTGGCGGTGGTCACGCAAAGGCGACGTGGAAGATCTTCGGAAAGCTCGTTGGTATATTGATCGGTTGATCAGGGAACCGGAGGTGAACAGCGATGCAATCTGAGGCCATCGCCAAAATCAAAGCGGAAATGGATGGCAACAAAAACAACCCGTACATCCAGGTGGTCGGAGACTTCCTGCTCCGCCACCTGGAAGCTAATCCGGAAGCCGCGGAGAAAATCGTGGCCGCTGACAAGACAATCGGCAAAAGCCTGGACGCCATGCGGAACGAGGCGCGGAAGAAGCAGCACAAAGGCATGGCGATCCTCACCGACGCCGAAGGCTTCGCTATCGTGCTGAAGTATTTTGGGATCGAGGGGCCGGTTTACGCGGGGGCTGCTCCGGCGGCTCCCGCCTCCCGGCCGGCCGTTACGGCGCCCGCAGCGAGGCCGGCCGCACCCGATTTCGACGTCAAGCTGGATGACTTTCTGTGAGGGAGGCGTGGGGGATGTCAAAGGCCAACGATCACCAGGAGTTTTTCGCTCACTTCCCGCAGACGGTTAGCCAGGCGGTTGTCGACTTTACCATCAACACGGTTTTCCTCTCAAGCCGCTATCTGTTCGTGCGGCGCATCGGGAAAGAACAGTATGGCTACTGCACCCACTGCCGGCAGGAATATCTCACTGGTCTGGGGGCGTCTTACCTTCGCCACGGAGAAAGCTGGCAGTGCATGAAGTGTAAGTCGCTGGTAATCGTCAAAGCAAGCGGTATCAGCCGCAAACGCTTGATCGACGAAGCTTATTTCGTCTGGTACGAAAAGTCTGCGGTTAATCCGGAAGCGATAGTCGCCCTCGGAATTTATGCAGTGCGCGACTATCGTGGCGACTACTACAAGATAGAAACCGAGTTCAAAACAGTCGCCATGTATCTGTTTGAACCGGGCAAGAGCAGAATGCTGCGACGCGACTACTGGGCCGAACGATGGTATGAGGCCAAGTCGATCTTTTCCGAATTTGATCACTCGATGAAAAGCGTGCGTTGTTACCTTGCACTGGAAAGCGTTATTGCGGCGGTCCAGGGCACACCTTTTCAGTACAGCACGTGGGGCAAATACACCGAGCAGTCGCCCGATCTCGTCAAGTTCTTCGACCTGGCCGCGAAATATCCATGCGTCGAATATCTGACCAAGTTCGGTTTGAGAAGCTTTGTTGACGCAAAGCTGTGCGGATACAACACCTACGGGGCGATCAACTGGCGTGGAAAGACGATGGAGAAGGTGCTGCGGCTATCGAAGGCCGAGATCAGGGAGATGAGATCGGCACGGCTCACAGTGAATCCGATCACGCTGTACAGCTATCACTTTTTCAAACGTAAGGGGCTGCGGATGACATTCAAGCAGGCACACCTGATGGAGGGCCTGACAACAAAATACTACACGGATATGCTGAAACCCCTGCTCCAGTATGGCACCTTCGAACGTGTCGCCCGGTATATTCTGAAACAACTCGAACGCGGAGAAAGGCATTACGGCACTGCCGGGCAAGCACTTACTGCCTGGCGCGACTACCTGAAAGAGTGTCAGGAGCTCGGGATGGATCTCTCGCAGGAACATGTGCTGTTCCCGAACAACCTGCACGCTGCGCACCTGAAAACAACCGCAAAAATTAAGATCAAAAGGGACGAAGCGCTAAACGCATTGATCGCAAAGCGGCTGCCCAAGCTGGAGAAATATACGTTCGAGAAAGATGGACTCTTCATTCGGCCGGCAAAGGACAGCTCCGAACTGTTTCTGGAAGGCAAGGCGTTGCAGCATTGCGTCGGCCAATACGCAAAAAGGTACGCTGAGGGACAATCCGACCTGTTTTTCATACGGCGATCGGCGGAACCGGACAAACCGTTCTACACGGTTGAAGTGGTCGGTAACAAAATCACGCAGGCGTACGGCTATCGAAACTGCTTACCTACGCCAGAGGTGCAGGCGTTTATCGATGCGTTCAAGGCAGAGAAGCTCATGAAAAAGAAGGCCAGGAATAGAATCACAGAGCTGCAGGGGGTAGCGGTATGAGTGAATTAACGACGAGAACGCCACAGGTCATTGCGGCCGAGATCCGCAGCATCGACACACAGACCCGGGAAATCGTTCTGCGCAGCGCGATTGAAATCGGTAAGCGGCTGAACGAAGTCAAGGCACTCGTGCCTCACGGTGAATGGGGAGCGAGGCTGGAGGCGAATGTCCACTACAGCCAGTCCACCGCCAACAACTTCATGCGGATCGCGGACGAATACGGCTCAAATTTCCAAGCGATTGAGAATTTGAGTTACACGAAAGCGCTCGCGCTGCTTGGGGTTCCGGCGGAAGAACGGGAGCAGTTTGTACAGGAACATGACGTGGAAAACATGTCCGCGCGCGAACTGCAGCAAACGATCAAAGAAAAGAAACGGCTTGAAAAAGAGTTGAAGAAAAGCCAGGAGGCTGCGGAGAAAGAGCGCAAGGAGCGCGAAGCGCTGGAGAAGCGCGTCGCACAGCTTCAGACGGAGTTGGCCGATGCAAAGATTGCCGGCGACGCTGAGGAAGCACAGAAGCTGCAGGAGGCATTGGCCGAGGCACAAGCCAAGGTGAAGCAGTTGGAGAAGGAGCTGCGGGCAAAACCGATCGACGTGCCCGCGGTAGTAGAGAAGATTCCGGAAGACGTCGAGAGGGAACTGGCCGAGCTCCGGAAGAAGGCGGTGCAGCCGGACAGCGCAGCTACCGTGAAATTCAGGCTTCAGTTCGATCAACTGGTGGCCGGTTTTCGGGACCTGTTGGTAACACTGGACGAAATACAAGCAGCCGATGCCGATGCCTATGAGAAGTACAAAAGCGCGGTACGTGGGCTGATTGGGAAAATGTCAGAGAGACTTTGAGGAGAAGGGATCACGATGAACCGCATCCGGTTCTATAGGGAAAAGGCGGGGCTGTCCATCCGGCAGCTTGCAAAACGCGCCGGAGTGCATCGGAACTATCTCGGACAGGTTGAGAGTGGTTACTATCCAGCATCAACAAAATTTTTGGCGCGAATAGCCAAGGAGTTGGGTGTTGCAATTAAGGATTTGATAGGGAAAGAGTGAAAACCCATGATGAACGACCGACAACTAACCATATCTTCTGCCGGCAGCCGCAAGGCAATCTACTGGCCCGCGCAAAACATCTACTGGTCGGAACTGGTAGACCGGCTGCGGGTGGTGGTGCGCGGTACCGAAACGCTGGCCGAATACCTCAAGCTGCCGAAAAGCAAACAAGATGAACTGAAAGACGTCGGCGGTTTCGTGGCCGGGACGCTGGCGGGCAACCGGCGCAAGGCCAGCGCCGTGACCGGTCGGGACGTCATCACGCTTGACCTGGACAATATCCCGGCCGGCGGCACGGCGGACACGCTGCGCCGTATCGACGCCCTGGGGTGCGCGTACGCCGTCTACAGCACACGCAAGCACGAGGAGGCCAGGCCGCGCCTCCGCGTGCTTGTGCCCCTCAACCGAACGGCCACGGCAGACGAGTACGAACCGCTGGCGCGAAAGCTGGCGTCGATCATTGGGATTGAGCTGTGCGACCCGTCGACGTTCGAGGCTCACAGGCTCATGTACTGGCCGAGTTGCTGCGCAGACAGTCAATACGTGTTCCACTACGGCGACAAGCCGTTCCTGGACGCGGACGGCCTGCTGGCGATGTACGTCGACTGGCGCAACGTGGCGGAGTGGCCGCAGGTGCCCGGTACTTCCCAGTCACACGTCCGGCTGGCGGCCAAGCAGGGGGACCCGACCGCCAAGCAGGGCATTGTCGGGGCGTTCTGCCGGCAGTACGACATCTACAAGGCGATGGAAACCTTCCTGCCGGGCGTGTACATCCCGACAGACGACGGCAGCGGCCGGTTCACCTACGCCGGCGGCAGCACGACCGGCGGGGCGATCGTGTACGACAACGGCCAGTTTCTATACAGCCACCACGCCACGGACCCGTGCAGCGGCCGCCTGGTGAACGCCTTCGACCTTGTCCGCCTGCACAAGTTCGGCGAGCTGGATGACGAAGCGAAGCCAGACACGCCGACGAACCGGCTGCCATCGTTTACGGCCATGTGCGAGTTCGCGCTGCAGGACGCCGGCGTCGCGGCGCTGATGAACCAGGAACGGTACGAGCGGGCGGTGGCCGATTTCACCGCGGCGGCCGCTGAGGGGGATGCGACGACTGCCGACGTTAACGACAAGAGCTGGATCAGCAAGCTGCAGATAAGCTCTACTACCGGGATGCCGGTGAAAACGACGGACAACGTACTCATTATCCTGGAGCATGACCCGCTGCTGAAAGGCAAAATCGCTTTCGACGAATTCGCCAATCGTGGAGTCGTGTTGGGGCCGGTGCCGTGGGATCTGCGCGAAGATCGGCGGCCGTGGACCGATCTTGACGATGCCGGCTTGCGGCACTACCTGGAACGGACGTACGGGATCACGGGCGAGCGCCGGATTCTGGACGCGGTCGCGTTGTGCGCGCATCGGCATTCGTTCGATGACGTGAAGACGTACCTGACCGGGCTAAGATGGGACGGCGTGCGCCGGCTGGACACACTGTTCATCGACTACTTGGGCGCGGCCGATACGCCGTACACGCGGGCCGTGACGCGGAAATCGATCGTTGCAGCAGTGGCCCGCGCGATGGTACCCGGCTGCAAATATGACACCATGCCGATTTTGACCGGGCCGCAGGGGCTCGGAAAGAGTACGCTGCTGCGCCTGCTTGGTCGCCGCTGGTTTTCGGATAGCCTCCAGACGTTCGAGGGTAAAGAGGCGTCGGAGATGCTGCAGGGCATTTGGATCAACGAGATCGGCGAGCTGGCGGGCATGTCAAAGGTCGAAGTAAACGCAGTGAAACAGTTTTTGAGCCGGACGGAGGACATTTACCGGGCGCCGTTTGCAAGGCGGACGCAGACATATCCGCGGCGGTGTGTGTTTTTCGGGACGACCAACAATGATGAGTTTTTGCGGGATGCGACCGGGAACCGCCGGTTTTGGCCGGTTGATGTTGGCGTGCAGCAGCCGATCAAAAGCGTATTTGTACAACTGGAGGCCGAAGTGGATCAGATATGGGCCGAGGCATTTGTCTACTGGCAGGCTGGGGAGCCGTTGTATTTGTCTGGAGAGCTGGAGGAAGAGGCAAAACGGCAGCAGGAACAGCATCGGGAAACGGACCCACGGGAAGGCATTATTCGCGAATTCGTGGAACGCCGGGTGCCGGTTGGCTGGGAAAAACGGACGCTGGGTGAAAGGCGCATGTATTGGGCCGGCGACTTCGAACGTGGAAACGTTGAAACGGTCGAACGGGATCGGATATGTGCGGCTGAAGTGTGGTGCGAATGTCTGGGTGGCGATCTGAAGCAGTTGCGGCGAGCAGATGTCTTGGCGATTAACGCCGTTCTGGAGCGAATCCCAGGGTGGAAGAAGTACAACAACGCCTACCGTTTTGGTCCTTATGGAAGCGTAAAAGGCGGGTATGTACGACAGTAAAACTGTCAACCTTCCCATCGAATTTCAAGCGATTTTGTCAACCTTGAAAAAAATGGAACTGTCAACCTTGCCAACCTCCAAAACCGGGAAGGTTGACAGCCAAAGTTGACGCGAAACCCTTTGTCTTATAAGGCCTTTTATACTTTGTCAACCTTGTCAACCTTGAATATATAAAAGAAATGAAAATAGAGAGAATAGGGATATTAGACCAATACAATATACGCCTAAATAGCCTAAATAGAAGTATATAAAAGGCGAAATAGTTAACAAGGTTGACCGACCGGGCGACAGACCCTTTTTCCGAGGAGGAGAATCCGGCATGGGTAGATTAATCGATCCAGATAAATTGGAGTTGGCCAAAGGTCTTTTATTACTGGTTCTGTCAGATAAGCCCAGAACACTGGCAGAGGTGTACGCGTTCTGCAAGGCGCAATGCCCGTTAAAGAAAAGCGAGATTAAAGCCGCAAGGAAAGAACTCGGTGTGATTTCACGAGAGGAAAACGGTATATGGTATTGGAGCCTCCCAAAGCAACCGGAGTAAATTCACAATGCTTGGGAATTTGATCGGAGGAATGAACATGCGCGAACGTGACATAGAAAAATACCTACGTGAACAGGTTCGAGCAGCAGGCGGCCGGGCGTACAAATTCGTTTCACCCGGCAACGCCGGAGTACCTGACAGGTTGGTGCTGTTCCCGGGCGGCCAGGCGGCATTCGCCGAGTTGAAGGCACCGGGCAAGAAACCGACGGCGCTGCAACAAGCGCAAGCGGAAAAGATCAGGGCTTTAGGATTCCAGGTCGTCGTCATTGACAGCAAGCAAGGCGTGGACGAATTCGTTCGGCAGTACGGTACCGGAAGGGCTGAGAGTCGATGAGATATGTCCCGCATGCGTATCAGCGGTATTGCATCAACCGGCTGCTGACGGACGAGGCTTTAGGACTCTTCTTGGATATGGGCCTCGGCAAGACGGTGATTACGCTGACCGCGATCAACGACCTGAAATACAACCGGTTTGCTGTTGGTAAAGTGCTGGTTATCGCCCCGAAAAAAGTGGCGGAAGCCACCTGGAGCAAAGAGGCGGCGAAGTGGGATCACCTGAAACTGCTGCGCGTGGTGCCGGTGATCGGATCGGCCTCCAAACGGATTCGGGCGTTGAATACGCCGGCTGACATCTACGTGATCAACCGTGAGAACGTGCCATGGTTGGTTGAATATTACCGGAACGCCTGGCCGTTCGACATGGTAGTGGTGGACGAGTTCAGCAGCTTCAAAAATCACCAGGCCAAGCGGTTCAAGGCACTGACGTGGGTGCGCAAACATATTCGCCGCATCGTCGGGCTGACCGGTACGCCGGCGCCGAACGGGCTGTTGGACTTGTGGGCGCAAGTGTACCTGCTGGACGAGGGGCAGCGATTGGGTAAAACCTTCGGCGGGTACCGTGAGCGGTATTTTGAACCGGATCAACGAGACCGCGACCGGATTTACAGCTATGAACCAAAGCCCGGTGCTGATGAGGTCATTCGGCAACTGATCGGCGATATTTGTGTCAGCATGAAAGCCGAGGACTACCTCGAGCTACCGGATCTTATCCCGAATGTGGTGCCGGTAGTGTTGGACAGCAAGGCAAAAGCGGCCTATGAAAAGCTGGAACGCGAGATGTTACTGCAGGTGGACGAAAGCACGATCGACGCGGGAAGCGCGGCTGTCCTGACGAACAAGCTGCTGCAACTGTGCAATGGGGCCGTTTACGACGAGGACCGGAATATCGTCGAAATTCACAAGTGCAAGATCGAGGCGTTCTTGGAGCTGGTGGAAGGGCTGAACGGGAAACCGGCCCTGGTGTTTTACAATTTCCAACACGACCTGGAGCGGATCAAAAAAGCGTTGGCTGGATCGGGTTTGCGGGTACGGGAGCTGAAAGGACCGCAAGATGAAACGGACTGGAACAACCGGAAGATCGATATCCTGCTGGCACATCCGGCCAGCACCGCTTACGGACTCAACCTGCAGCAGGGTGGAAACCATGTTATCTGGTACGGGCTCAACTGGAGTCTGGAATTGTACGAACAGGCTAACAAGCGGTTGCATCGGCAAGGCCAGACGGAAAAAGTAATCGCCCACCATCTGGTTGTGGAGGGCGGAGTAGATGAGGACGTCATGGCTGCGTTGCGAGAAAAGAGCCGGACGCAAGACCGTTTGATGAATGCGCTGAAAGCGAGAATTGAGAAGGTTAAGGGAGCATGAACTTGACCGATCAACAGGAGGGAAGACATCATGGCGCAAAAACAAGTATTAAGCCAGCAAATGCTTGAAGAGATTACCCGAGTGGCCGTACAGGCCGCACTGGATTTTCAGGAGAAGGAAAAGCAGAAACAGCAGAAAGCAAAAAGGGATCGACGGTTAAGGAATATCAAGCTGCTGTTGAAGAATTATCGTAATTTCAAAAAACACTGCAGTTCAATCACGGGGGAAATTGAGCGAGCGGATGAGGAGTGGGCCTTGCAGGAATTGGGTGCTGATGAGTTAGCCATCCAATCGATCAAACGCAGTAGGGCGAGAACAAAGGCTATGGTGCAATTCATTGATCGGATGGTCGCCGTTTACAAAGTGATGTGTGAGCAATCTGGGAGAGAAGACGAAATCCGTGCCTTTCAATCCGTATATTTTTTGTATCTCGCGGAGGAAAAAAAGTCGGCAAAAGAAATTGCGACATGTCACAAAACGGATGTCAGAACGGTTTACCGAGACGTGGAAAAAGCAAGCAAAGCCTTGGAAATATTGATTTTTGGCGTGGACAGCATTCGATTTACAGAATGAGCATCCATGTCAAAAAGAGTTCGTTTACAATGTCAATTTGAACGTTTTATACTGGTAGTGTGGAAAAATGTACAAGTAACGGAAAGCCATTCGAAACCGCGATCATGCGGTAATCGAGTGGCTTTTGTTTTTGGAGGGGTCGCATGAAAATTATCCAGATCACGTTGCCAGTGAGAGAGTGGGAAGACTGCGTGCTGGCCTTCCGCGAGAAGGAAAAGCGCAAGTGGCAACGTAAGCTTGAAGCGCAGTGCGCGGGGAAGTAATCGCGAGACATACGGCGTCGGCCACCTCGCTCCCCGTCCAGTGTGCCTCATATTCGAACACGCCAATCCTGCCCCAAGTGTGCAGTGACACGTACCTTTTGCGGCAAGCAGGGGCAAATGCTTGTCGGTGGGCTGGTATCCCGCCAGTCGGCTGCACTACCTCCTACGGCCTGTGACCGCAGCAGGCATAAGGATGGCTCGCGGCGGCTGCCTCACGCCGAAGCAAGTGGGGCATATACAAAACAAACTCTATGTCGGCGGCACGAATTTGGAAAAAATGGAAGTTCCTTATGCAGGATTTTATGCATACTTTTCTTCGGGAAATAAGCCAAAATGCCGAAAAATCAAGGGTGCATAAACATACACCGTCTGATAAAAGTCGAGTAGGGGCATAAAACCCTTGGAGGTTTAGCGTTTTTGAGGGTTTTTGTACTTTTCCAGTGGGTCCGATAGCGAAGATTATGTAAACTTTTTCAGGGACATTTTGCATATCTTATGCATGGTAACAGCCTTTCATTTTCCAGTTTAAGGACGGTGAGGTGACATGTAGTGGCAAGAGAACGAAGCCCAAACAGAGATAAAGCTTTCGATCTGTGGGTAAACAGCGCCGGCACTATGAAGTTGAGGGATATCGCTCAAGTCCTGGGCGTGTCCGACTCGCAAATTCGCAAGTGGAAGAACCAGGACAACTGGGATGACAAACTGAAAGGTAACGTTACCAATCCGAAAAGTAACGTTACCGATAACAGACAAAGTAACGCTTCCAAACGCAAAGGCGGGCCGGGGGCTCCGAAGGGAAACAAATACGCCGTAGGGAACAGAGGCGGGGCCGCGCCGAAAGGAAACAGCAATGCAGTCACCCACGGTTTTTTTCGTCGTATCTTTCCAGACGACGAGGAGACGCGTGCCGTCATCGGAGAGATCGGCGTGAAAAGTCCCCTGGACATTCTTTGGGAGAACATCGTCATTCAGTACACAGCGATCGCGCGGGCACAAAAGATCATGTTCGTCCGTGATCAGCAAGACTTGACGCGTGTACTAAAAAGGCAGAAACCCGGCATGTTTGGAGACGAGGTTGAGTGGGAGTTGCAGCATGCCTGGGACAAACACGCAACGTTCCTGCAGGCTCAGTCCCGGGCCATGTCAACACTCCAGAACATGATCGCGAAGTATGAAGAGCTGTGCCGATCCGACTTGGCCACAGAGGAGCAGCGTCTGCGGATTGAAAAGCTCAAAGCCGAAATAGCCATGGTGAAAGGCGATGAGGAAGGCGCCCAGGATGACGGATTTATTGACGCGCTGAAAGGGAAAGCGCTGGAGGTATGGCAGCATGAAAGCGAGACTGAAGGTTAAGGCTTCGACGTTTCGCTGGAAGCCGTTTTCCGTCAAACAACTCCAGGTGCTCACGTGGTGGATGCCGGAGAGCCCGCACCACAACAAAAACGCGATCATTTGCGACGGGTCGGTACGCGCCGGAAAGACCGTCGCAATGTCCTTCAGCTACGTCTGTTGGGCGATGGAGATGTTTCAGCATGAGCAATTCGGGATGGCCGGGAAGACGATCGGAGCGCTTCGCAGGAATGTAATCGGTCCACTGAAGCAGATGCTCAAGAGCCGTGGGTACTACGTGCACGACAGCTTGAATGACAACATGCTCACGATCAGACGCGGCAGAGTGACGAACTACTTTTTCCTGTTTGGCGGAAAAGACGAGCGCAGCCAAGACCTGATCCAAGGGATCACGCTGGCGGGTATGTTCTTCGATGAGGTTGCCCTGATGCCGGAGTCTTTCGTAAACCAGGCTGTTGCCCGCTGCTCCGTAACGGGGGCAAAACAGTGGTTTAACTGTAACCCGGACGGCCCGTACCACTGGTTCAAGCTTGCGTGGTTGGATCAGCTTGAGAAGAAAAACGCGCTCCACCTCCACTTCACGATGGACGACAACCTGTCGCTTTCGGAAGAGCGCAAAGAATTCTACAAGCGTATGTTTACCGGCATATTCTATCAGCGGTATATCCTCGGCTTATGGGTGTTGGCTGAGGGGATCATCTACGACATGTGGGATGATGACCTGAACACATTCGATGATGACGATCTTCCACTTGGCTTCAAGGCCAGAGCTCGCAGGTATATCGCCGTCGACTACGGCACCAGCAACCCCATGGTGTTTTTGGACATCTGGGATGATGGCGATACGTGCTGGATCGTAAACGAGTACTATTACGACGGCCGCGCAAAAGGTGTCCAGAAAGAAGACAGCCAGTATGCCGACGATTTTGTGAAGTTCGTCGGGACGGAAACTCCTCCTCTCTACGTGATTCTTGACCCATCAGCGGCAAGCTTCAAAGCCGCGCTCCGCAACCGCGGGTACCGGGTGAAGGATGCGGAAAACAACGTGGAAGACGGAATCCGGATGACGTCCACGATGATCGCAAAACGAAAACTGCGCGTACATCGGCGGAACTGCCCGAACTTCTTGAAGGAGCGTGCCAGCTATGTGTGGGATGAAAAGTCGGCTGAACACGGTAAGGAAAAGCCCCTGAAGCAGAATGACCACAGTATGGACGCGATCAGATACTTCACGAAAACTGTAATCAAACCCAGACGTCTTCTGGGGTAAGAAAGGAGGACGCCAATGACCAGACGCGAGCGAAGCGCTACAAGGGACGCTAGGCAGCCGCCTAAGAGGCCCGAGCCAAAGATGCCCAGGGGCCTGACCACCGACGCTTTTTCCAACGTTCTGGCTCGGCTGGGGTACGGTACACCGAATCTCATGGAGGGCACGGAATACCCGTTAACCCGGCTTACGCAGAACTACCAGCTGATGAACAGTCTGTATCGCAATAACTGGATCGTGCGGAAAATCATCGACGTGATCCCGGAGGATATGACGCGCAACTGGATCACCATCACGACTCAGCTGCCGCCTGATGAGATCCGCAAGCTGAACAAGCTTTGGCGTGTGCGCCGGGTACGGCAAAAGATACTGACCGGTTTAAAGTGGGGCCGGCTGTATGGCGGTGCGGTTGGTGTCATCATGATCGAGGGTCATGAGGATATCCTTCATGAGCCGTTGGACTTTGACACGATAATGCCAGGCTCCTTTAAGGGATTGCTGATCCTGGATCGCTGGTCCGGAGTGTCTCCCAGCGCAGAGCTGGTCGCCAACATCGACGACCCTGAATTCGGCCTGCCTGAGAGCTATCAGGTTACCATGGAGGACGGCCGCACGCAGAGAGTGCATCACAGCCGGATCGTTCGGTTTATCGGGCGGGAGCTGCCATATTGGGAGAAGCTCGCGGAGTCGTACTGGGGCGCGTCTGAAGTAGAAGTCGTCTTCGACGAGCTGAAGAAACGCGATAACACGTCCTGGAACATCGCGCAGCTGATCTTCTTGGCCAACCTTCGCGTGTTGAAGATGTCAGACCTAGGCGAAATGCTGGGAGTAGGGGATGAACAGGCACAGCGAGAACTGTACAACACGTTACAGGCACAAAATTGGCTCATGTCAAACATGGGCCTTTATTTGTTGAACAAAGACGATAGCTTTGAGACGCATCAGTATACGTTCTCCGGCCTGAATGATATCTACGAGAGTTTCATGCTCGATATTGCCGGTGCGTGCCAGATCCCAGTTACGAAATTATTTGGACGCTCCCCCGCGGGCATGAATGCAACCGGGGAAAGTGACATGCAAAACTACTACGAGGTGATTCAGCAGCAGCAGGAGTCCATCCTCGGCCCGGTGCTGGATAAGCTTCTCCCTATCATGTGCATGTCCGAGTTTGGCGCGATCCCGGACGACCTGGAGTATACGTTCAACCCGATCCGCACACCGGATGATGAAGAAATCGCCGACTTGGCTGATAAGAAGACCAAGTCGATCCTCGAAGTGTACAATGCTGGGCTCATCAGCCAAAAGACGGCGCTGAAGGAGCTGAAGCAGCTCTCTACCACAACCGGCATGTTCAACAACATTACGGACGAGGACATCGAGAACGCAGACGACAGCACCCATCAAGGCGAGGAGGGGTTTGGTGGTGATTTAAGTTATGGCGAATTCACTTTGGGCGCCGAGACGTCGAATCGAACAGGCGTACCGCAGGGCGATACAAGCAGCGTTGAAAAGTTTAGGCGAGTCCTTGACCGGATTAGAAGACGTTTCCGAAATGCTTGACCGAGTCCGGGACTATGCCTACAGTCCACAATTTGCCGAATACGCTGAGGCATCAGCTTTGAAGATGGTGACTCACCTGTTCAGCGACGCTGGACGTACCTGGAGGCAGGCAGCGAAACATAACAGCCAGGGGCGTCTCATCTTTGCAGCGCTGCAAAAAGAGCTGCGAGGCCCGATTGGGGCCGCTGTTAGGTTCCAGGTCGAGCGTAACGCGGCGATCATTAAGTCACTGCCTCTCGATATTGCAAAACAGGTAAACGAGCATGTCCTGCGGGAGGCCATGAAGGGGACCAGGGCTAGCGAGATCGCGGAACAGATTAAGGCGTTCTTTCCCGAGACGTCAAAGGCCAAGGCGAACCTGATCGCAAGGACCGAAGTGAGTAAGACGGCCACCGCATTGACGCGAGCGCGGAGTGAGGAGATCGGTGTGAACTGGTACATCTGGCGCACCAGCGAAGACTCCCGGGTCCGTGATTCGCACAAGCTGATGGACGGGGTGCTTGTGAAGTGGACGGATCCGCCAAGTCCTGAAAGGCTGAACGGGGAAAAACGTACGTTTGGGAACTACCATGCGGGCGATATCTTTAACTGCCGCTGCTTTACGGAGCCCGTGATTGATCTGGACCTAGTCAGCTGGCCCGCCAAGGTATACTACGGTGGCCGGATTCACCGCATGACGAGGAGGCAGTTCGAGCGGATCGCATAATGCGGCCGAAAGGAGGTGAAAGACAAGTATGAGAGCATATTACGGATCACGCTTTAGCCCAAACATGACGGCCACACCAGAAGGTTTTTTGATTTGCCATAACGTCCCAATCGCTCGGACAGGCTGGTACGAATACCTGGGCGAAGAGATTGGTGCGGACGACAAAAAGGGCGAGATTGTGAAGGTGTATCGCAGCCCGGAAGAAGTATTCGGCCCTGCTGCTATAGCCAGCTTCGAGGGCAAAGTGGTTACCGACGAGCATCCCCCTGTACCCGTTACCTCTGAAAATGCGACTTGGTATACGAAAGGTACCGTGCAAAATGTCCGGCAAGGCACGGGAGAAAACAGTGATCTTTTGCTTGCCGATCTTGTTGTGTACGACCAGACACTCATCGCTGAGATTCAGGCCGGAAAACGAGAGGTGTCCTGCGGTTACGATTGCGTGTACGAGGTAATGGAGGACGGCACGTATCAACAGAAGCAAATCCGAGGCAACCACGTTGCTGTTGTAAAAAGTGGTCGTGCTGGTGACCGAGTTGCGATAAGAGATGCAAATTCCCAAGCGCTTGGGAATCTTAACTCGAATCTGAAAGGAGATATGAGTATGGCAAAAAAGATTGCACTGCCGAAGAAACATTCGCGCGTCACTGATTTTCTAGCCGCTATCGGCCTGAAGCAGTTTGCGCAGGACGCCGAACCGGAGGATATCAAAGAAGCTGTGGACGCACTGGTCGAAGAGAAAGGAACGGTTGACGAGGAACCGAAGCCAGAAGGAGGGGCGACCGATTCTCAGGACCCGGCAATCCAGGCTTTGGCCGAGCAAGTTGCCAAGCTGACAGAGCTTGTGGCTAGTCTCGCGGAAAACGCGGCGAAGGACAGCGAAAAAACGCCGGAACAGCAGATCGATGATGCGATTGCGGAACTTGAAACGAAATTGGAACCCGCCGCTGATGACGAAGAAGAAAGCCACACAATCCCCGTCGAGCACATGGATGACGAGGAAGGACCGGTATCTGATCCCGATGACCGCCCGCAAAGCGTACTGGACAACGCGTACAAGATCGAGGCGCTGAGAGCGATCAAGCCGATTATCGCGGCTATTCCGGATCCGGTTGTACGCAAACGGGCTGCTGACGCCGCAATCGCAAGCATCAAGAGTCGGCCTGTCAAGAACACGTACGCAGCCATCACGCCAAAGAAACCGCAGCCGGCCCTGGATACAAAAACTGTTGATCGTCAGCAGCTGATCGCGGAACTTGGCCGTAACATCGCCAAGAAGCACAATCCCCACTACAAGGAACGCTCCTAAGAGCGTAAGAAAGGAAGGATGAAAAATGCCAGGATTTGCAGTTGGAAAGGCTTTGAATCTCGGTTATCCCGGGAGTGTTTCGCGCAGCGCTGACGCGATCATCACGAACCGCTTGGTCCGGGAGACGGACACAGAAAACATTAACTTTGGCGACGCCGTTGTCCTGAACAGTGACAATACTTATTCCAAGTTCGGGGCTGGCGGAACAGCGGCAACCTTCGCCGGCATTGCGGTACGTGAAGTAAAGCAGTCTACAGACTATTTCGCTGCTCAAGGTTTCTATCGACCGGGAGAGCCGTGCGACGTCATTGTACGCGGGTCTGTTACGGTTTTCTGCAATGTGGGCACACCCACCGCAGGCGGAGATGTGTATGTGCGCGTGGCCGAGAACCCTGCAGTTCCTGACGGGGTGGTCGGCGGGTTCGAAGCAGTGGCAGACGGAGCAAACACTGTCAAGCTGCCCGGGGTCAAGTGGAAAACGGACAAGATCGACGCTAATAAAGTCGCCGAGGTCACGATTCTGCAGCGGAATAATCCGTAATCAAGGGGGATGAGCACATATGAACGCACCAAAAGCACCTATGGCACGCAAAGTGCACACGATTGATGGCCTCGGGCCGTCGATGATGATGAATGACGCCGCGATCAGTTCCGGGATGGCCTTCCTGGTAGGGGAGCTGGAAAAGCGAGATCCGCGGCTCCTGGAACCGTTGAACAGTGTAACTTGGATGCGCGACATCGTGGCGAAAACTGGTGGCGGATGGGTTGAGTTCACGTCCAATCAGTTTATCAACTACGCCACGACCGGCGGCAATGAGAATGGCATCATCGGTGGAGAGACCAACGACATCCCAGTGATGCAGGCCGACGCGACCAAAGATGTTTACAAGGTCTTCACTTTCGCCAACATCCTGAAGGTTCCGTTTGTCGACCAGCAAAAGCTGCAAGGAATCGGGCGTAGCCTTGACGACATCTTGGACAAAGGAATCCGACTGAACTACAACAAGTCGATCGACAACATCGTCTACACCGGGGTACCACGTGCGGGCGTTTACGGGCTTGTGAACCACCCGGACATTACGGCTCGCTCTGTTTCCGTGGGGGCTGCCGGCCAAACCAAGTGGAGCAGCAAAACCCCGGATGAGATTCTGGCGGACGTCAACACGATTATCACGGAAACGTGGGCGGCGTCCGAGTATGATCTGACTGGTATGGCTAACCACATTTTGATTCCGCCGCAGCAGTATGCGTATCTCGTCGGAACCAAAGTGAGCGAAGCCGGGAATATCTCCATCCTGCAGTTCCTGCTTGATAACAACATCGGCAAGAACCAGGGTGTTGATCTTGTGATTGCTCCTTCCCGTTGGTGCGCAGGGGCCGGCACAGGCGGCACGGACCGGATGGTTGCTTACGTCAACGACGAGGACCGCGTAAACTTTGACCTGACTGTGCCGCTGAGCCGTGTCATGACGCAGCCGCAAGTTACCGAGATGGCGTACCTGACCGCGTATGCGGCCCAGATTGGTCAGGTCAAGTTCTTGTACACCCAGTGCGCTCGCTACGGCGACGGCATCTAAGGAGGGTATAACGCATGCGTATCTTCGCGAAAAGAGCATTTCAATTTGACCACCCGGCGGGCCATGAGCCCGCTGTTGTTGTTCGGTCTCAGAGCTTTGCTGATGTACCGGATTGGGTCGCGGCGTCGACCATGTTCAAGTTGGCAAATAAAAGCGGTGACGTCACTGTGATCGAGAGCAAGCAAGACGAAAAGGCAGCTGAGAGTGGAAAAGGCAAAGCATCCACGAGAGGTAGAAAAGGAAATCCCAGCGAGAAGGTTAAGGAACCAGGAGAGGGTGGCCTCCCTGCAGAAGGCGAAGGTTTCGACGTCCCCACAGAAGGGGAAGGTACCGACGTACTTGATGATGAGCTCTAAAGGCAGGTGAGCTCGTATGTCAATCGCAAATGACGGGGGTCTGAGCGCGTCCGGGGTTATCGGACGCGCTTCAAATATCAGGCCAGGGAGTAACCCCCCATTTACGTATGATGACTTCCTCGCTATGTACCCTCAGTTCGGTCCTGATGCTAACGGGGTCTACGTTGTGCCGCAGGCGATCACGCAAATGTACATCGACCTGGCCAACGCAAGCATTCGACAGGCACGTTGGCACGCTTACTGGAGAACTGCGATGGGCTGGTTTGTCGCCCATTTCTGCACCCTCTATCTCCAGGGCACAGCAGACCCGAACAGCGGCGCTGCTGGGGTCTTGGCCGCCGGACAGACCAGGGGGCTGGTTACTTCTGAGTCAGCGGGTGACGTATCGGCCAGCATCGATTATTCAGCGATTGCGCAGGATCTGGACGGTTGGGCTGCATGGAAGCTGACTATCTATGGCCAGCAACTCGCGACGATCGGCAGGATAGTCGGGGCAGGTGGCATTTATGTTTACTAGGAGTGGCACCCATGTTTAGCGCCCTGTCCAATGTCACCACGGGCATCGATAAGACAAACGAGATCAAGAAGCTCCTGGACGGCCTGGCGAGGAAGCAAGTGTATGTGGGAATCCCGGAAGGCGGCGAGAGGGTTGAGGAACCTGGCCAGGCCATCACAAACGCTCAGCTGCTTTATGTGCACACACACGGCGTACGCCAAAAGGCCATGCGTGACGAGATGAATCCAAAAGTGGAGAGCGGCGAGATGACGTACAGCAAGGCCTATGAGTTGTGGCTGCAAACACATGGTTCTCCACTTTGGCACTCACCGCCGCGCCCGGTTCTCGAACCCGCCATCGAGTACAACAAGGAGGCGATCGCCAAGCAGTTGCGAAGGGTGTCGGAGGTGGCCCTTGAGGGCGGCGACCCGACACCTGAGCTGCACAAAGCAGGCATGATGGGGCAAAACTTCGCGCGGGACTGGTTTACGAACCCTGCAAATGGATGGCCTCCTAACGCCCCGACTACTGTAAAGAGAAAAGGTAGCGATAAACCCCTGATTGATACCGGGGAGCTGCGTAAAGCCATCACCTACGTTGTGAAGGACTGATGTAAGTGATAAACGTAAGTCGTGTCATCACAAGCCCGAATTTAGCCCAGCCCTATGTTGTTCATCGCAAGTCCGCTACCTGGTCCGCTGGCCGCACGGTGCTGACCGAAACACAGCTGACGATGAGAGGAGTTGTGACTGTAGCGGACGCCGAAACACTGGAGCAGCTGCCGGAGGGTGATCGCGTTTCAGGCTTGATGTGCTTCTATGCCAACCGGGAATTGTTCAGGACACGGGAAGACGGCACGTCCGACCAGATCGTATGGCGCGGCGAGCGGTACCGGGTGAAGCAGGTTTTCCCGTATGGGGACTACGGCTACTACAAGGCTGTGGCTGAAAGGATGGCAGGTGATTAAAGATGGCGGACACGGTACTCTCGTTAACCGAGATCGAGAATATTTTTTGGCTGTTCACCATCAAGAGTCTTGGTCTTGATCCTGTAGCAGACAAAAGCCAAAAACGGATTCGCATCGGGTACCCGGCAGAAGGTGCCCCGGCCTGGAAGCATGACGAAGACGTCGGTTTTATTTTCATCGCAAGTGTTGACGAGCCCATTACACAGCAGGTCGAGGTGGGGTACAACAAGATGAGTGAGACCGCGGCCGAGCGTGTCGCCAGCTACACGAGGGTGCATCAGGTAGCATGGACCTTTTATGGACCGAATAGTTTCGACGATGCGGACCGAGTGCGATCTGGCTTATATACCCATCCCGCACTGTTCGCTCCGCTGCGTCTTGTAACCAGCGTTACCGCTCCCGTCCGTTTGCCGGAGTTGTTTGCCGGACAATGGTGGGAGCGCTCCACTTTTACTGCGCGGTTTAACGAGAAGGTTGTTCGCACATCCTCGGTCAACTACATCGAGTCGGCAGAGGTAAAAGTTGTCCCGAACAGGTAAGAAAGGTAGGTGTTTTTCTTGGCGCAATCTCTTGACGACATCGTAAAGGTGAACGTCACTGTATCACCGCAGGCGCAAAGTGCCGGGTCTTTCGACATCGGCTTGATCGTCGGTAAGTCAGCGGTTATTTCCACGCAGGACCGTGTGAAGATTTATACAAGCCTCGCGAGCATGAAGTCTGATGGCTGGACCGACGAAGAACCTGAGTACAAAGCGGCTGCACTATACTTCAGCCAATCTCCCACTCCATCGAAACTCGTGGTGGGCAGATGGGATGGAACCGGGGAAACGGCAGTTGATGCCGTAGATGCTTGCCGCGCCGCGAATAATGACTGGTATGGCTGCTACGTTGTGAATGCGACTCCCGAAGAGATCGAGGAGGTAGCTGCAGCTGTAGAAGCAATGAAACCCGAGTCGACGTTTTTCTACACGACGAATGACGAGGCCGTGAAGAATGGGACACCGGGGAACATCATGGAGGCATTGAAGGGTGCCGGCTACAAACGTACATTCGGTATGTTCAGTACCACTGAGCATGCAGCGGCTGCCGTAATGGGTTATGCGATGGGCGCGAATACCGGCGGAGCAAATTCTGCGTATACGTTGGCCTACAAATCATTGGTTGGTGTAACCCCTGAGCCTCTCTCCACGACAGAGGTGCAGAAAATCCTCGCCCTGAACGGCAACGCATACACGCACTACGGGACCAACTACAAACTGCTTGTACAGGGCACTATGGCAAACGGCGTACCCTTTGACGAAGTTCTGAATCTGGATATGCTCACGGCAGAAATCCAGATCGGGGCGGTCAACGCTCTTGTGCGAGCGGCAAAGATCCCGCAAACCGAGGACGGGATGTCGCTTTTGATCAACGCAATTGAGGAACAGTGTGAAAAGTCGGTAGTCCGGGGAGCCATTGCACCGGGTGTGTGGAAGGCCTCACCTGTGCTGACCTTACAAAGAGGCGATACGCTGTCGAAAGGATACTTGGTGCTGGCCGAGAGCATCGCAAGCCAAACGCAAGAAGACCGTGAAGCTCGGAAGGCTCCACCGATTTATGTACCAGTAAAGATGGCCGGGGCGATCGAACATGTGGTTATCAATGTGACGGTCAACCGCTAGAAAGGATGTGAAGGTAAGTGGCGTATACAACATACAGCTTTGAGGACGTATCGCTGGTGATCTCGCACCCGTCGGTAGGGCAGTACGTGGCGACTGGAAAAGGTCTTGGCAGCATCACCACCACCATGACGACTGAGCGTACGGTGCATGATGTCTCTGCCGACGGGTCGGTCATGGTCTCAAAGATTGTTGGGCGCAATGGCAGCCACACAATTTCCGTTCAACAGACATCCGATCTGAACAAGTGGCTGACGAAGTTGTACAACTACCTGGAGCAGGCGCCGGCATCCGAGTGGGCCAGGATCAGCCTTACGATTCGTTCACCGTACATGCAGGATTTGATCCGCTCGACCGGTGTATCTTTCCAGAAGCTGCCGGATAAGCCGTACCAGGCACAAGGGCAGCAGGTGAGCTGGGTGCTGATGGCAGCTGACGTCGATCAGACAGTCGCATAGAACAATACATTTTAAAGAAGAGCCTAAAAGCTCTTTTTTCTTTTAGGGAGGGAACGGCATGCAACCGCGCGTGAACTACAAAGACGTTGAGGTGAAGGGCCGGAAGTTCCGTATTCGGAAATTTTCGGCCCGTGTGGGTTCTTTCATGATCATCAAGTTGACTTCGATTTTGGCGCCGATGTTTTCTCGCATGAAACTGAGGGCGGGAGGCATCGAGGATTTTAACCCCGATGACTTTGATATCTCGGGCTTTTTGGAGCCGCTCGCCAGAATGTCGGAAAAAGACTTCAACTACATCCAGGAGCAAGCTCTTCGGGTCTGCTTCGAGCTGTTGCCCGCCGGGCCCGCACCGGTGCTGAACGAAAACGGCTCGTTTGGGGTAGCGGACCTGGAGGACGACACGGCAGCCGTCATGGAACTGACGATCCACGCGCTCGGATTCAATCTGACCGGTTTTTTTCAAGACAGCGGCCTGAGTGGACTGGTGGCAGGCTTGACTTCATCCCGGCAAGACTGATTAACGTGAACGAGTTTCTGTTCGCCCCTGTCCTCGGCGGTCTCTGGCAACACCGGGATGTCGTTGAGGATGTGTTCGACATCGATGATCTGTTGGACGCTCACGAAATCATGGCAGTGCGGGAAGAAAATATACGCAGAGCGCAAGAAGCGGCCAGACTGCAGCAGGAAGGGGGGACGCTAAGATGATTGACGTGATCAAAGAGTACTTGGTCTCGCTCGGGATGCAGGTAGACAAGAAGTCATTTGACGCAGCAGATAAAACGATCAATACGCTCGAGCAAGGCGTCAAAAGCTTTGCGGGGTCGACAATCCGAAACTTCGCCCTGGCGAGTACGGCTGTTGTCAGCGCGATGGCCACCGCGAGCATCGGCATCCTGACCTTTCTCGGCAGTCTGGCAAAAGCCGATCTGGAGACTGAGAAGTTCGCCCGGCGGATGTGGCTATCAAAGGATGCTGCAGCAGAGCTGAGCAACACTCTAAAGGCCATGGGCGCTACGATCGAAGACCTATACCTCAGTCCAGAGCTCATGCGGAACTTTCAGCAGCTCCGTTCCACGATAAACGAGATGAAGCCTCCACCTGAGTTTCAGAACCAGATGAAGTTCATACGGTCGATCCAGTTCGAGTTTCAACGGCTGCGCCTGGAAGCGACATATGGGCTGCAGTGGATCGGTTATTACCTGTTCAAGTACCTGGAAGGGCCGTTGGTGAGGGTTAAAAACACTTTGCAGGCCATGAACAAAAACGTTATCCAGAACATGCCGAATTGGTCGAAGAATATCGCCCAGGTACTGAGTTGGGTTGGTCGTCTCGGTGCGACCTTCATTCATGCAGGCGCTGATGTGCTTCGGCTAGTCTCAGAACTCGGCGATCGTATCCCGCGAACTATCAAGATCATCGGAGCGTCTTTGCTAGGGCTGGCCGTACTGCTGAAAACAGGGCCGCTTGGAATCATATTCGCCCTTTTGACGTCGTTGCTTTTGCTTCTTGACGACTTTTACACGTTTCTGGAAGGCGGCGAAAGTGCTCTCGGCCCGCTGTGGAAGAAGCTGCAGGACTTTTACAAGCTCCTCAAAGACACTGGCGCCATCGATCGGCTGGGAAAAGCGTTTGACAACGCATTTCGAACGATTGAGGACTGGCTTAAACGAGCATGGGGTTGGTTGCAGCAGCTCTACAACAAGTTGCAAGAGCGCGGCTATCTCGATACCATGGAGAGCGCGTGGTCGTCAACGTTTGGGCTGTTGCTCAAGATTGTGCAAGGTCTGTGGGGCTGGGTTACGGCTTTCTTTGACGAGTTGAATGACGAAGGAATCTTATCCGGATTGATGGACTCGGTCATTGATCTCGGTAAAGAGATCAACGAAACGATTGGCTGGGTAGCCGATCTGGTCTCCAAGTTTTTGGAACTGGAAGAAGTGCAGAGCGTTTTGGAGGGGATCGGGAACTTCGTGTCCGGGACGCTGAAGTTCGCGCTTGAACTGGTCAAGAATACGATCGACGGCATCACAAACAGCATAAAGATTGCACGTGCATGGCTATCCGGGGACGACGACGGGCTGCAGCAGGCTTTAAAAGAGCAGGACGCGCTGAAGAAACGGGAAGCTGAGTTCGCCCAGCGCTACGGCGGGAAGATCAAAGACTTTTTCAACTTCATGTTTGTGGATGAGAACGCACCGAATCCGTTTCTCTCTGGTACAGCCGAGTCAAGCAAACAAGCAGACAAGATCAATACCAGTGTCACTAACCTACCAAAGGGAATGGAGCCATCATTCAAAAAGGCGCTGAATGAATCGGAGCTTGTAAAGGGGTTCCGCAGTTTCAATCAGGACCTGAACAAAGGTTTTAACCTGCTGGCCATGATGATTAACCCGGAAGCTCTCCGACAGTACCATGATATGAGTATGGGCGGACTGCCGAGCAGCTACATGTACACAGCAAGTACGACTTCCAATCAAACAATCATCAGGACCGAAAACAAACCTACGTTCTACATTACCAGCACTGACCCGAAAGCTGCTGCTCAAGAAGTAGGGCAAATATGGACGGGCATGAATATCCGCAGCATGCGTCCCGCTTTCGGATAGGAGTGATTGTATGGCGATCAATCCAATTCTGGACCTCAGCTCTCAGCCTATCGCGTCGCTCGTCTACCTGAAGACCAACATCGGCGGCTGGTTTTTTGACGCTTTCTTGCGATCGACGCACACCAGCCGTCTGAACATCACCCAACACCCGGTCCAGACGGGAGCTGCACTCACGGATCACGCTTTTCTACAACCCAAAGAGCTGACCATGGAGATCGGGATGTCGGACACGGCGACCGGTCTCATACCAGGTCAGTTTACGGGCGGCTGGAGCCGGTCCGTGCAAGCGTTCAAGGTGTTGCAAGAACTGCAGGCCTTGCGCGTTCCGCTCCAGGTGCACACCCGTTTGGGTTTGTACCAAAACATGCTCATAGAAGAGATCTCTGCACCTGACGATTTCACGACGCTGTGGGGGCTGCGGTGCACAGTGACTCTGCGAGAGATCATCGTCGCGCAGGTGCGGACGGTGAAGATCAGCAGCAAACCGGCTGTGACGGATCGGGCAAATCGTGGGAAGTTGGAACCCGGCGACCCTAATCAGAGCGTTCTAAAGCAATGGGGGGTTGACAAGGCGATGAGCAAATTGTTTGGAGGGTGATTTTATGCCGAGCACTATCTTGCCGATTGTCCCGTCCATGAATCAAAACTTTACTTGCACGCTTCCTGTCGATTCCAAGAACATCACACTGGATTTTTCTTTGACGTACAACACACCGGGTGGGTACTGGTTTATGTCTATTACCGACCATGAAACGGGAAAGTTATTGGTTGATTCTTTACCTTTGCTGCCAGGAGAATATCCTGCTGCTAACTTGTTGAGTCAATATAGCTATTTGGAGATTGGAAGTGCAGTGCTCGTTTCGGTTACGGGTGATGGCACAATGCCTACATTTGAATCTTTGGGAAGAGACCATTTCGTGTTATGGGGAGACAATACCTCATAAATTGAGTAAAGGGTCCTTTCCAAAATACGATCATTAGCAAAATTCTACAAAAAACCCTCCTTTTTATGGTAGTATACCGTTAATCAATAAATTAGGGGGTAATTGGATGAGCTTTTTAAGAGTGCTTCTCGCGGTATTTATTGTAGCTTCGCTCACTGCGAACGTAGCGTATGCAGCTGAGACCCCGATGAAAGCAAACACAGTGACAACTCTGCAGAAAGAACAACCAATCAGGGGGTTGCCGGCCACAGCTAAAGATATTGCAGAGGCTAAAGACAAAAGAAAATTTGTAGAAGATAACTATGCAAACCTTTTGAAGACATTTCCAGACACAGTTGATATGGCTTCGACTGGCCGGACTTTTGTAAGAGTCCGGAAAGGATTGTATCAGGAAGCGAAGCTCACTAACAGTAGGTATGATTTGGTCCTGCAGCTTGGTGTTACTAGCCTTGTGCCTGCAGACCAAAGAGATACTATAATTTTTAAATTGGTACTTCCAGACGGTCGAGAAATCGGGGCTGCTGAAATCGGGCTCGATGAGGAATCTTTATGGGTACAACAATTTTTTGCTTATCCCCTCCAAAAGCTATTGCCCATTACCGTGAATGTCTGCTTTGGGGTATCTGAAAAGGTCGACCCTTCTACCTGCATTTTAAGGGTATACGATGGAAATGAGCACATAGATCTTAAATTAAACAGTTACTGGGAAAACGGCCGGATGCAAGTGAAAATATGATTGCTTTCATTAAACCGCTCCTTTTGGGGCGTTTTTCTTTTCGTCAGATTTGGGGGGAGATGGTGGCGTGGCAGACATCAAGAGCCTCGCTATTTATGAAGCACAGGTACAGGGTGTAGATGTCAATATCGTACTGGCTACACTGGAAGCAGAGACGAATTTCAGGAATATAACGGGCGACCATGGAAACGCTCTGGGCCCTGGACAAGTGTGGCCGAAGTGGCATACGGACTCTTTCAAGTGGGCAGCTGAACGATTTCACCTGGTTTGGCCATCAACATTGCAGGAGCAGACCAAACTTGTCCTGAGCAATGACCACTTTGCTACGGCCGTAGCTGTACGTGTGATCGGCAGGGCTTGGAAAGCGGCCAAAGGCGATTTTCGAGAGTTTTCCAAAATATATGTCGGCCCGAAGATCCCGGATTCCGACTACCAGCGTCGTTTGAACATCTATTTAAAGTACACCGGCGGGGCTGGCGCCGCAGCCGTCGCGTCTGCTCCTATCGGGTCTGTATATGGGGGCTTTGGCAGCGATCAAGCCCCGAGCCAGTTCAATGATGCGGTGATCCCCTCAACCAACTACGGGGTGGTTGCGAACAGCCAAAGGTACGGTAACGTCCTATATGGGCGACGATACCGTGTGCTGGTAGCTAACTCGAAAGGTACGGCGCTTGACGTATCACAGTTGAGGTGCACATTTGATGTTCAAAAGACCATGATGCAGCCGCAGTTTTCAACGGTGACCATCTACAACTTGAGCGCCGAGACAGAGAACCAGATCATAAATGAAGGGGATACCATCATCCTTGAGGCAGGATATGAAGGCGAGCAATACGGACTGATTTTTCGGGGGGATGTTGTTCAGCCGATCCGCGGCAAAGAAGACGGTGTGACGTACAAGCTGACGTTGAACTCCATAGACAGCGACAGAGCGCTCAACTTTGGCTTTGTCGCTTTTTCTGTGTCCAAGGGGCAAACCTCTCGGGATATTGTCCAAAATGTCGCCAGCAAAGCTAGGCTGCCAATGGAATTGGGATTTATCTCGGATGGCCTCTCAACTGCCAAGCTTACGCGCGGTAAAGTGTTCTTCGGTACGGCAAAGGACTATTTGAGGCAGTTGGCCCATTCAAACGCTGCTACGTTCTACATGGAGGACGGCAAGGTAAATATCATCCAGGCGACCGATTATCCGCCAAACGAAATCGTTGACCTGGCTCCGGAGTCGGGCTTGATTGGCACACCGCAGCAAAGCGATTACGGGGTGAGCTTTAAGTGCCTGCTCAATCCGCGATTGAAACTCAACTCGCTTGTTCGGATCAACAACAGCCTGATTCAAGCGCAGACTTACCAGTTCGGTCAGATTCCGCGTGCGCTGGATGCAGAGGGGATTTACCGGATAATTGAGCTGCGCCACACCGGTGATACCCGAGGTGATACGTGGTACACGGAGTGTACAGCCGTTTCCCAAGCCGGTGGCGTCGTACCGGGCCTGATGTCGTCGCCCAGTGCAAATCCTTGGAGGTGAGTCGTTTGTCAGTCCCCGTCAGCGAGCGTATAAAAGAAAACAGCATTGAGTTTTATAACACGTTGCTCGATAAGGTTTTTAACTCACTTCGTGTCAGTGTCCCCGGCATCATACAAGACTTTGATCCGATTACGCAAACAGCCACGGTGCAGATTGCGCTTCGTGAGCACGTGCGGCAGGAGAACATGGAGTACGCCTGGACAGCCATTCCTTCGCTGCAGGACGTTCCGATCGTCTTCCCTCGGGGCGGCGGGTATGTCCTCACGTTTCCGGTCCGACCTGGCGATGAGTGCCTGGTGGTCTTTTCGGACATGTGCATCGACGCGTGGTTTAGTCTGGGAGGGGTGCAAAACCAGATTGAGAAGCGCCGGCATGACCTCTCGGATGCGATCGCCATCCCCGGGTTGTGGTCCCAGCCGAGACGTCTGCAGGACTATTCAACCAAACACGTGGAGCTGCGCGATGAGAGCAGAGCGCAGTTTGTCCGCATCACAGAGGACGCGATTGATCTTGTCGCGCCGCGGGTCCGCGTGAACGGTGTGAATATCACGGATAGCGAGCACTACAACAGCTGGATAAACGGAGGAGGGAAGGTTGATACATGATCTATCGTCCGATGGTCGGCGGAGACTACACCATGGGCCTTCCATTCTTGTCCGGCGCGGATGCTGTTAAACAGGCTATCAACACGCGCTTGAAACTTCTCATGAACGAATGGTGGGAGCAGATGGACGATGGCCTACCTCTCTTTCAACACATCCTCGGCGTAAAAGGGCATCCGGATAGTCTGCAAGCGGTTGATTTGCTCGTACAAGAACGGATCATGGGCACGCCACATGTCTCCAGGATTGTAGATTTTCAAAGCTCATACGATGGCCGCGCGTACTCTTGCCAGTGTAGTGTAGAAACGACATTCGGCGAGACGATCCCGATTACGACTACGTTCTGATGGAGGTGAAAAGGAAAATGGCCTACTTCACACCATACATCGACGAAACCGGCTTCCACATACCAAGTTACACAGACATCCGTGACGAGTTGATCGATCAAGCCAAGCAAATATTTGGTCAGGACATCTATCTCGGAAACGACAGCCAGGATTATCAACTCATCTCCGTTTTTGCAAACAAGCTCTATGACGCCTACCTAACCTGCCAAGCCGTTTACAACAGCAGGGGGCCATCAACCGCCGTAGGTACGGGACTGGATGTCATCGTAGGAGTAAACGGCATAAGGCGTCTGAAAAGCACAGCCTCGAAAGCAACGGTGGTACTGACTGGTACGCCCGGAACGCTTATCACGAATGGAGTTGTCTCTGATGCAGGCGGGAATCAGTGGGTATTGCTGTCTCCAGTGACAATCGGTTCAAACGGGATCGTTACTACGGTAGCCACTTGTCAGGTGCCCGGGCCAATCGAGGCGGCCCCCAACACTATTACCGGAATTGTCACACCGACCCTGGGTTGGGCCAGCGTGACGAACCCCGAGCCGGCGATCCCGGGAAGGCACACCGAAACAGATCCACAGCTACGTGCCCGCCAGGCGATCAGCACGGCCAATCCAAGCCGAACGGTGCTGGAGGGTATAAAAGGCGGCATCGCTGCGATAAGCGGCGTCACGCGCTATGAAGTGTACGAAAACGACACGGATGAGGAAAACGAAATGAAGCACCCTCCACACTCGATTACTGCTGTCGTTGAAGGTGGCGCCGATGAGGATATCGCTCAAACCCTCTTCAATCGGAAGACGCCCGGCTGCTATACCAATGGCACGACGATCGTAACGGTAACGGATAAGTACGGAGAGTCCACCCCGATCAGATTTTTCCGGCCGACCTACGTGGATATAGACGTTGTAGTAAGCGTGAAGAGGCTGACCGGATATACCATTCAAACGGCCGGCGATATCACCGAATACGTGGCCGAGTTCATCAACAGCCTGCAGATCGGCAGCAGTTTGGCCATATCCAGCCTGTGGGGCGCAGCTTTGCAAGCCAACCGGGTTCCGACAAATCCGTACTTCTCCATCGTCAGTTTGACGGCTGCAAGGGCGGGGGAGCCGCAAGGGACTACCGATATTGCGCTTCTCTTTAACGAGGCGGCCAGGTGCTCACCTGAGAACGTTACAGTTAACATTGTGGGATAGGAGGCGGGGCATGTCTATCACGCCGTATCTGGACTTGATTACTTCTCAACATCGCGACAAAGACAAGTTTATCCGCTGGGCGACCGTCTTGCTTGAAAAAATAGACGCCGCGGCCACTGCAGCAAACAGCATACCAAGCGCGTTTGACATTGAGAATGCTGTTGGGGTGCAGCTGGACACTCAAGGAGAGCTGATCGGCAGAACAAGGTATCTGCCTTTCCAGCTTCCCGACGGCACGTCTCCAGTACTGAACGATGAGGACTACCGTACCGCGTTGAAAGCCAAGATCGCGCAGAACCAGTGGGACGGAACGATTCCGAGAATATACGAGTTGTGGGATGATCTGTTTCCCGGTGCAAAATTGCGGATCACGGATAATCAAGATATGAGCATGAAGGCAACCATCCGGGGCGAGCTCGGATTGCAAAGCGTCCACCTGGTGACCGTCGGATACATCATCCCGAAACCAACAGGGGTACGCTTAGACATCGCCTGGGAGTCCGAACTCAGCCGAGTTGATTATGTGGGGATGATCGTGACAGAAAGGGATGTAGTACAGATTGCTTGTGAGGTTCCAGAGTAGATCAAAAGGAGGGCGGAGTAAATGGCGTTATACGGACAGATGGTTATCACCGATTTGGGCAGGAGGCTGTATGCGAAGGCACAGACCGGATCTCCGCTCGTCTTCACGAAGATGGGGATCGGTTCCGGTTCGTACTCTGGGGACCCAAGGAGCCTAACGGAGCTAGTCCGTCCGATCGGCTACTTTGAAATAAACTCCATCACGGCGACCGGCGACACGGCTCACGTCAAGGGTGTTTTCTCAAACATGGAGATCACACAGACAACCTATTCTTGCGAGCTCGGGTTGTACGCCAATGATCCGGATTACGGGGAGATCTTGTACGCCTACGCGAATGCCGGGAGCAATGGAGACTACATCCCGGCGATCGCGGCAGGCCCGTTCTCTCGAGAGTTTCAGATCAACGTGGTTGTCGGCAGTGCAACTGAGGTGACGGCAACTATTCCCTCAACAGCCTTTGTTGCAGTTTCTGACTTCGATGAGCATGTAAACAACAAAGACATCCACATTACACGCGGCGAATTTGAGGCGGCCATTTCAAGCCTCAGGAACGAAGTGCAGCTTATCAAGTCCACGTTCCCTGACAGTTTCACGCACAACCTGTTCTCAAAAGTGTTCACGACACTTGATGGAGTTGTGCTCACTCGTGGTTACTTCAATGAGGCACAGGCCCGCCTGGAGGTGTGATTCCAGCATGAGGAAACTTTCGGATAACGGCCATTTTAGCGAGGGAGGGGAAGGAACATGCCGCAAATAACTTTAACAAAACTAAATTCAGTGACTAGAGATACTTTCATCGACAAGTCGAACCCAAATGGCGCAAGTGGTTCGGCAAACCAACTTGTGTACATTGGTCTTGGAAGTGGCTCTTCTGTCCTTTATAGAGGACTAGTATTCTTCGACTTGGGGCTAGTACCAAATGACGTAATAATCAATAGTGCGAAACTGAGATTGTACTTCAACAATCCAATAGGATATAAAGTGGATGCTCACAAGGTCACGTCTTCATGGGACAATTCTACATCTTGGAATACTGCTCCATCTTTCGATCCTGTTCCTTCTGGATCTGTCACACCATACAAATCAATCGGAGCGTATTATGAAATTGATGTTAAAACTTTGGTGCAAGAGTGGGTAAACGGCATCTCTCAAAATTACGGTTTCTTAATCAAGCTCACGAACGAAACCACATTAAACTCGAACGACGCGTTTCATTCTTTTGAAGGCGCGTACAAGCCTGAATTGGTAATCGACTACACGATCCCGAGCGCAGGGAAAAAGTGTGTAGAGTATGTGGGGAGCAGCCCTCCCATTCAAGCATCAGAGTCTATTACCCCAACAATTCCGACCGGCGTGCAACAGGGAGATTTGTTATTGTTTCACGTTTCCGTGCCTAGTGACGCATATCCGGTTTTCCCTGGAGGTTGGACGATTGTAAGAAATGATGTGAATGGAAGTAACGTCAGAAACGTGGTCGCGTTGAAGATTGCCGGAGTATCAGAAAAAAATCCAACCGTATCTCTCGGCTCTGGCAGAAACATTATGGGAAGCATAACGGCATTAAGAAACGCGAAGCAAATTTCGGCTCACGTACCGTCGAACACGGCGAATGGTATTAACGTGGTGTTTCCGGCGATCCAAAACATCAACAAGAACGCCCTTGCAATCTTGTTCGTAAGTGCCAGCAGCTCAATTGCTTCGATGACGTTCCCTCTTGGTTACGCGGAAACGTATGATTCCAGTGGTTCTGGTCAAAGGGTTGGATCGGCCTATTCGTACTTACACCAAAACACTCAATACACAGGCGCAAGCGTCGCCCTTGCAACAAACGCCTACTTTTATGGCGCAGCTTTGATAATAGAACCAATTGCCAGCAATCCACCAACCATCACGATCACGTCGCCTGCCGATAATCAAACATTATCCGAAGGAAACACGCTGCCGGTTCAGGGGACGGCCGGCGACACCGACAACGGCAACGTGGTGACGGTCAAGTTCAAGATCAACGGCGGAACAGCTAGGGCTATCGCCTCCGGCGTCTCGGATGGCAGCAGCCCTCTTTCTTTTGCCCGAACGCTGACGTACAGCAACAAACGACTTTGGGACGGCAGCACGGACGTTGCCGGCGTCGATCTGGCTGAAGGCGTCGACCACACCCTCACCGTATGGGCCGAGGACGACCAGGGCGGCAAGTCGGCAGAGATCACACGCAAGTTCCGCGTCATCTGGAACCGGCCGCCGACCATTTCCGGAACCGACACGGACCTGGGCGTTATTAGTGATCCGCCAAGCCTGACGTATTCCGTGAGCGATCCTGAGGGACAATCATTCACCATCACGGAGTATCTGGACGGTGAAGTGCTGCGGACGTTCTCGGGTGTGGCCGGGCAGGAATATACGGTGACAATCCCGACTGATAAATGGCTCCGCACGTCCCTTGCGCAGCACACGCTGAAAGTCCGCGCCACCGACAGCGCCGGCCAGTATTCAGAACGGATTTACACATTCACGCGGACGGACGACCGGATTGTATTCGAGCTTGATGAACCGTTCCTGACCGACGCGAAGGCCAATCGGATTCTGGTCACGCTCGATGCTGTGATCCCATCCGGCGCCTCATATATCGTGGAGGCATGCAACAACGCTTTCGACGCCTCTCCGACTTGGGAAGACATCACTGGTCCTGTCTCCGCCGGGCGCGGCTATATCTTCACCAACGAAACGAAGACGGCAGCCGACTGGGGTGTCAGCATCCGTTTCACCTTCCTGAAAGGAACGGCCACGGAAAAAATCCTCATCAACGGGTTTGGGGGTGCGTTTGATTGATTGAGTTGAAAAGACAAAAGCCAATCTCGCAGATTCGCGAAGAGGAACGGCAGAGCCCCGAGGCCAGAATCGCTCAGCTTGAAGAGGAGAACTCCGACCTTCATTCCACCATCCAAAAACTCCAAAACGACCGAAAGACGCTCATGCTGGCCGTGACGGAGTTGTATGAGTTGCTGATTCAACAACAGTCAGGAGGGACATCGTAGTGCTTATCGTTGCATCGATATACGCTGATTTGATTCGGGAAGGGGACAAGACAATTGACCAGGTGCCGGAGAGTCTGAGAGATGAGGTGCAAAAACTGCTTGATGAGGACAGTTAGGCGAATGGTTATCAACTTGCTCTTGTATCTCCTGAAAGGAGGTGACGAACCCGTGAAAGCTATCATCGCTATTTACTCGGCCCTCATCATTGAGGGAGATATAGTGATCTGCGACGTACCAAAATCCATCCGCGAAGACGTTCGCGGACAACTGCGGCAGCTCGGTCTTTCCCATCTGGCTGATGTCCAGTGCGCAGACGAGCCGCAGTGACGCCTTTTCTCAGTTCGACGAGAGAAGGCGTTTTTTCATGGGGAGCTGCAGACGTGGCTCCCCTTTTTGCATCAAGACCGTGAGCCCGCCCCGTGCCGAGCGGGACATTAGTTTTGCCCTTGGGGCCAGGAGGAAAGACCATTGAGCATTAAAAACACTTTGATCACAGCAGCAATTGGAACGAATGGAAAAGAAGCAGCCTTTGGTGGGGCTGTAGCCGTTGTTGGATCAGCGATCAGCGCTTTCCTTGGAGGGTGGGATGCCCTCTTGAAACTCCTCATTCTTTGCATGATTTTCGATTACGCAACCGGTTTTCTTGGTGCTGTAAAAAGAAAAAAGGTCAACAGCGATGTCATGTTTTGGGGGGGAATCCGAAAGATCGTTGTTCTGGTTGTCATCGGTTTGGCTGTTCTTTGCGATCAGATGCTAGGGAATGAGTCGCCGGTTTTTCGCACGTTGGCCTTGTATTTTTACATCGGGCGCGAGGGGCTGAGTATCGTTGAAAACTTAGGCGTCCTAGGCGTACCGATGCCAGCGTTTTTCAAACAGATGATGGAGCAGTTACATGAGAAAGGAGAGGCGAAGTAACATGACAAAACGAATCATACTGATCGACCCCGGCCACGGCGCCGAGACGCCTGGCAAGCGCTCCCCGGACGGTACGCTGCGGGAGTATGAGTTCAACCGAAATGTCGCCCGCCGTCTGGTGAAAAAACTCCAAACGTCCGGTTTCGACGCCCGCCTGACGGTAAACGACGACACGGACATGCCTTTGACTCAGCGCACAAACCAAGCGCGAGACTTGAAACGGCAGGGATACGACGTCCTGCTCGTCTCCATCCACGCCAACGCCGCAGGCGAAGGGTGGAGCACAGCGAATGGGATCGAGACGTACACGAACGACCAGGCGGAGAAGTTGGCGCAGATCATCCAGCGTCGCCTCGTAGCGGAAACCGGTCTGCGGGATCGCGGGGTGAAGCGCAAGGATCTGCACATCACCCGCGAAAGCGCTCGTTACGGTATCCCAGGCGTACTTTGCGAGTTGGGATTCATGACCAACCGGGACGAGTGCGCGCAGTTGAAAACGGATGCCTACCGGGAGAAGTGTGCCGCCGCAATTGCGAAGGCAATCTGCGAGTATTACGGGGTGCCTTTTAAAACGTCCACAGAAAGTCCACAACCAGCACAAAAGCCTGTGGATAAGGTTTCCATCGAGATCAACGGATGCCGCCTGCCGGTCCAGGGCTACCTCCGCGACGGCGTATCCTGGCTGCCGGTTCGAGCTGTGGCCGAGGCAGTCGGCGGCAAGGTGGAGTGGTGCGCTGCCACAAAGCAGGTCCGCGTGAACGGCAAAGACCTGACGGAGAGCATCGAAAACGGCACGTCATACGCTCCGGCCCGGGAGTTGGCCGCCATCCTCGGTCTGGCCGTCGAGTGGTGCGGGGAAACGAAAACGGTGAAGCTGAAAGGAGCGTGCTGAACATGGAAAACCTGCTGAACCAAGCCGTTTTGGCTCTCGTAAGCCTGCTGGCAGCGATCACGCTGGCGGTCCTTGCAGGGGCGCGCCGCCGTGTCCTGGACTGGATCGACAGCCGAAAGAACCTCGCGCAGCGTGACCTGCTGCACCGCCTTGCCGAGGAGGCGTTTGCACTCGTTGAGCAGACGATGGCCGGGTCGAAGTCGGCGGACAAGCTCAGCGCCGCGTCGAACTATTTGGCGCAAGTACTCGAAGCGCGGGGTATAACCCTCAGCTCCGACGAGATCCGTGCGGCCATTGAGAAAGCGGTCCTGCAGTATAATCAGCAGAAGACCAGCATGGCACAAAACTAACGAGAGGAAACGAGGAGCCCTTCTGTGGATCGAAGCATCCGTGGGAGGGCTTTTTGTTTTTACATAGTAATATTTATTCAAACCCCATAAAGACAAATACGGGAGGTACCCGAATGCAGGATTCAAACAAATTAACCGGAACGAATACCATCGAAAAAATACTTGAAAGTGTCGATAAAGACCCAATTCATGTGTCTCTACCTTCGGGGAAGGCAATCAAATTGAAGGGTTATGTTAGCATGCACGCACTATTAAAATATGAAGGTGCCCTCAATTTAAATAAAACACCGCGAGAAGCGTTTGTCGAGCTTTTGCATGCGTTGACAGACAAGGAAACACCAGTGACAGCAAACGAGATTGCAGGTTTAAGTGATGATGAATTAATTTCGTTAGGACTCCATTATCTCAACAATGATTCCCATTTAAAAGAATTTTACGACAAGTTTGAGAGTGAGGAAAACTTCTTCGAACGCTTTAAGCAATCACAAGAATTGAGGAGAAAAGAATTTGCTGAAAAAATTAACCGTCATATTCCCGATATTTCGAAAATGCTACCTCAATTTAAACTTCCAATTCTGAATTCGATGCAAAATATTGAAAGTGTCTATTCTATGATCAATAAAACCTCTCGAGAATCACAAATATATAAAGATTCACTTCTCGATGGTGTTAAGAATATAGCTCCGCCCTCTACTAAAACAAACAATCTCTTGAATGAAATGATTCGTCAACAAGATGAATATTTTACAAACAACCAAGAAATTCAAAAAGAGATGGTCTCTACATTAGTGAATATGCTTAAGCTTCAGGCTGAGATGATTGAAGAAAATAGAAAAAGCGGCGAAAAAACCACACTTCAAAATTGGACTGTTATCTGTATTTCTACGGTGGCCCTTGTGGTATCAGTTATTGCAGTTTTAGCGACTCTTTACCCTGGCGAACTTAAAGGAATCATTTCAAAAATTTCGAATCTTAGCTTATAATCTCAGGATACATGACATATAAAGCAGTGCCCCACCTTGGTTACTATGAGGAGGGTTCATTTTTAATGAATATTGCATGTTCGCCTCCTGTTCGCATATAATACAAACAAACGTTCGCATTTACAGGAGGGAACGACTATGCTCGGGAACTTGCAGCGCTATATGAACAGCGGTCAGCTTGTCGAGATCATCTATCTGGATCGCCACGGGCGAACGTCGAAGCGAACAGTCCGGATCCATGAGATCAGCAGGGGGAGCGTGAAAGCCTACTGCTTTGCGCGTCGGGCGTTTCGCGTATTCTCCGTTGACAACATCCTTGCCGTTGCCCCAGTGGTGAATCGCTATGCTGCAGGATATTGAACGGAAAGTTCTGCGCATCATCGCCAACTTTTCTGTTGGTCGTCGGCGTACGCCGACAGTGGATGAACTGTGCGTGAAAACCGGCCGCAGTCGCAGCGGCGTGATGGAGGTACTGGCCGCATTGACCCGGGAAGAGTACATCGAATGGGACCGATTACGCCCGGATGACATCAAGTTGTTGGAAGCACGGGAACGAAAGGAGACATTAAGATGGGGCGGAAGATAGATGACTTGTTCGGTTCAATGCGGATGATACTACCGGAACACAAGGCGGAAATCCAACGCATGAACGCGGAAAGGGGCCTCGTAGAGCGTCCGGTTGTCGACGAGATAAACTTTGACGAAAACTGTTTTCGCATATATGACTCAACGCAATACGACTACGCGATCCACGTTAAGTGGTTCCGGGAAGTACGCGGCGGCCTGGGCGTGTACGAGACGGCATGGGGCGTTGTAAAAGAGATTGACGCGGACAAACGACGGTTCCGGTTGGTCAGTGATTGGGACTCAGTGTGGATCAGAGTGGAGGATGTCGTGAGTGTGACGAAATAA